GGTGTGGTGCCGATTTGGGAGGCCGACGGGAATGGATAAGTCTTGGTGCCTGGCGCTGCGCTCGCAGGCGTTGTCGTAGCGCTCGCGCCATTGGCGAAGGGGATCGCGATCAGTTGCGGAAGGCTAGGTGCGGCCATGATTCACGCTCACAAAAAAGATCCGTTGTTGAAGTTCTGCAATCCTGCCGCGAATCCGAAAGTTCCTGCCGGAATCACTTGCTGAACAAAGGCTTCCACGCCCGCCGGGTGCGGGATGACGCCCGACTGAGTCATAATCGCATACTGCACTGGCGTCAGCAAAAACTCGAAAGTGAACATCATCTGCATGTTCCCCAGATCGCCCACATAGCAGCGGCCGGATGCGCCAAACAGACTCAGTAGCAGCTGATTAAGCGCCGGGATCGTGGCCTCGATGATGTTCGCCAGTGCCTTGGCCAGCACCAGCGTGCGGTACTGCGAATCGGGTAGCGCGTAGGTCTCTGTCGCATCGGAGCCGCTATAGAATGGGCCTGCATTAAAGTTCAGATTGTCGGCCGGCACCGCCCCGTCAGCGAAACCAAAATACAGCGGCGGATCGACCGTCGGGATTGTCAGATAGCGCGATACGCCGACGATGGCGCCCCAGATATCCAGGCCCCAATACTGCGCGGTGTTGACGTTCCACACAAAGCTGTAGAATTCTGCGAAGTTTGCCGACTGATCGAAATACTGCTCCATGTTCTCGATCAGCTGCATCAGCGTCGGGCTGTTGGCATACTGACTGATGATCGTCTGCTCAAAGTTGAACTGCGCCGGATACGTGGGCGCTCCGATCGATTCGACCAGCTGCACGCTGCTGCCACTGGCTACGGTCGTGCCCGCCGGCGGCGCCTGGCTTGCGATCACGCCTACGGCATACTGCGTGCTGGGCGCCGTAGGGACGGCACTGACAATCAGGCCAGCAGCCTGCATGGCTGTGGTAGCCGCCGGCAGGCTCAGTCCCACAACATTGGGGACCGCGACGCTCATACCAGATTGACCACGATGTTGGCGGCCGTGATCGTGGGTTCCTGATCGATCCCGATCAGCTGGCTGGTCAGTGTCGCGCTCGCGCTGCCAAGCAATATGGAATTGACCGACACAAAGGGACTTGTCGCCATGACGCCGGCATAGAAGCGCCCCGCTGACAGAAGTGCGCCAGCGCGCGCGCGCGTCCCGCCATCGCCGCCCGTGAAGGCATTGATGATCGCGGCCTGCACAAGGCCGACGATGTTGGAGGGGAGCGATGCGTTGTTAGCGATATCTACCGCAAACAGGATCGGCGTGTTCGTCAGCCAGTGGAAGCTCACGTTATAGGTCGGATAGGGCACTTCATATCCGCTGGTGTCCGTGACAGCCACGGTCGTGTCGCCGTTGTAATTACAGCCTGGGCCTTTTTTGCTATAGATCGCCTGGGCTACAGCGGCCGAAGTCGCGCTGCCATAGACGCTGACGTAAATGGAATGCTGCACCATTGGATAGTTCGTCGAGCCCACATCGACAGTGCTGGCCAGGACATTTTCGGCGCAGTAGGCATCGGTTATGCCCGGCAAAGCAAATACGACGCCGTAGATCGCCTGCACAGGGCCGTGCGAGTTCAGTGCGACCGACTGCTGGCGCCGATATTCGAAAGCCTGTGGCGTCTCAACATTCTGGCCGATCACACCAGCGGCTACGTTGGTGATCGATTCCCATCCATTGATGCCCTGATAGATGTTTGTCAGCGTGGCAGCCGGGCACGCGATTGGCCCGTCGACCACATTGGCGAAGGGCAGCACTACGGTGCCGGAACTGATCGTTCCTGCCGATTGCGATACGTAAAGATTGCCGCTGGTGTCCGTAGCCAGCGCCCCGATGGGGATCACCGTGCCATCAAGGCCCGCGCACGTACACTGCACGATCGTGGGGAGCGCAGGATTGCGCGTCAGGAAATAGATCTGCGCAATCGCATCCTGCATAAAGCCGCTGCTGGTCGCCGGGTTTATCAGGTTGATCATCTGCGCGAACAGCGCATTGTTATTCGCGATGAGCGCCGATTCGCTCGAGGCCAGCTGTCCCTGCGGCGTATTAAGCGCCGGATTAAGGATCCCGCCGAAGGCACTGTTCCAATCGGCCTGACAGCCTGCCAGCACCGCAGGCTCTGAGGGAACAACAAGGCCCGTCGACGTGAATTCAATCTGCGGAACCGCGGTTGTTGTCATTGAATCGCCTCGATGTTCTGGCCGCCTAATGTCGTAATATCTAAGCCGCCTAACGTCGTCAGCGTATCGCCAGTGCCCGGATTGGATATGCCAGCGGGCACTGGCGAGCCGATGCCGACAGTGCCGACAGTGCCATTCTGGGTTGTGAACTGCACTTGTCCTATAACCAGCCGCGTCACGCGCGAATAATTCTGGATGGTGCACACCGCGCTGACAACGCTGGGGACTGTCAAAGCAGCGCTTACCATCTGCTGCTTGAATACGCTCAAGGGCGGAACGCGCCCCAGAATGGTCGTCAGATACGGCACGCCGATCGTATCGTCGTACCAGACTTCGCCGAAGAATGTTTTTAGGGCCGAGGCCACATCTTGAGCGACGGCATAGGGCGGATTGGCTACGGCGACATTCCCGGAAGCGTCCGCGATCAGATCCCATGTGCTCACATCAAGGCAAAGCGTGGAGAATGGCCCGCTCATGGCACTGGCGGCCCCGTGTTATCGCCGCCGCTTTCGACGCCACTGTGCGTGTGCTCCTGCACGTCGATGCCAGCGAATGTGCCATCACCTTGCCCGATTGTCGTTCCGCTCACGGTCAGGTTCCCTTGAATTGCCACGGTAGGTGCCTGAATCGTAACCTTTTGCGTCGACAGAAGCACAATCCCGTTTTGCGTGAAGGCGAGGTAGTTGGTAGGCGCCAAATTCAGGATGCCGCCGATATAAACGCCATCAGCCCAATCGTTAATGCGCCGCGATCCTGGGGCCGATAGCACGCGGCTTTGCTTCACCAGCGAAATATCGCGCGAACAGAACACAGCCAGGCCAATATCGCCAGCGACTGGATCCAGAATGATGGCGTTCACGCCGCCCTGGATTCGCACGTAGGGCAGCTGATAGATCGTGCCGACGCCATTGGGGACGATCTGAAAATTACCGTCCATCTGCTGGATCAGCGGCTTGACGTTCACGAAGCCGAAGCCTGCGACGCCGCCGCTATTAGTGCAGGAGATAACTTGCACGGGCAGGGAGCCTGGAATCTTCCTGATCGCCTGATTGATCAGAAATTGCGTCGTGGCGTAGTCGGATGCGCCGCTTTGAACATCCTGCTGTGTGTACACGCTGCTCATGGCGTTGCAATCACCTGGGTCTGAAACGAAGTACATCCAAGTTCTGACTTCCAGGTGCCATTCAGTTTGATAGATTCAAGCGTGTGAGTGATTTTGTAGATCCACCACGTGCCGTTAGCGCCCAGCGCATAGGGCGTACCGCTCGGCCCCAGCACATCGCTGCCCTTAACGATGATCTGGCCGCCAAACACATAGGCTGGGTTATACAGGGATCGCACGGTGAAGCCCCAGAACTCAAGCGTCGGATAGGATTCCATGCCCGACTGCGGCGTTAGCGTTGGAATAAGCGCGCCCGTGCGTGGCTGTCCTTTGTTGGTGATCGCAATCAGCCCCTTGCCGTTCGGGCCGCCTTGCGGATCGATATAAAAGTCGACGCCGGCCTGATCGCACAGCGTTTTCATCTGCGAAATGCTGGATCCTGGGATATAGGGATTCTGCAAGGTCGCCGTCACGCCGTTGTTCTGGAATCCATAATTGATGCCCTGCGCCAGCTTGGCGACCGCGCTGGCGACCGATGTAACGCCGGTATAGGCAAGCGGCTCGCCAGGGGTCAGCAGTTCGTAATAGAGCGTGGTCGCTTCCACGCGCAGGCACACATCAGGCATGGCCGTATAGTCCGGCCCGCTGGTCGTGATCTGGCCCTGAAAGACTGCATTCCAGCTTTGGCCGCCATCGCTGCTGGCTTCCAGAATCACGGTGTTGCGCTCGATAGTGAGCGCTTGCCACGCCAGCATGGTCAGCGCGTTCATATCCGACTGCTTCATGCCGTAGATCTGGATCGTCGCTTGCGGCGCGATTCCCGCGCCCGATGCCCGAATGGTGGCCAGCGTTCGAAGCCCTACGATCTGTAGCTGATTATTGGCGCCGTTGAACACGGCGTTGTTCGAGAGGATGAACGTCGTTCGCAGAAGTTTTTGCTGAAAGCTGGATGCTGCCATTAGTTAGGCACATCCACGCCCGTCTGTGATATCTGAATCCAATAAGTACCGTCAAAGCAAAACGTGACAGAGCGGCTATAAGCGTTGGCCGGGCTGGTCCATGTTGACATCTTGAAGCTGCTCATCCAGGTCACGGCCCCTAGCGCTCCTCCCGAGGTATTGCGGATCTTGAAAGTGATGGTCTTGCCCTTGAATCCGTTCGTTGGATTGCTGATCGTAAAGCCGGTGTTATTGGTAGCCGTGATATCAAACAAGCCCCCTGTCGATGCATCTACGGCAATCGTAGACGAGTACGGTAAGGTGACTTCATTGGAGTTTGTGTAGTTAACCGTGTAACCCAGATACCCGGTGCCGTTCACTGGAGCCCAGTTGTTAGCTATGCGCACCGAAGCTGCCGGCAGAACATCGCACAGATTCTGGACGGTTCGTTTAACCGTGCCGCCGATGGTGGATTGCGCCGAGGTATTGTTTTCTATGACTCCGTTCGATGCGGTGGACATGTAGTAGCAGGCGTATCCTTGTGTGCCGCCCCCCGTCGCATCATCGGTTCCCCAATCAATGAAGTTATTACCAGAGATGTCGAATCCGTTCACGTGATACAGCTGGATCGCATTGACCGCATAAGGATTGGCTGAGTCTCCAAAGCCGCCTTTGATAATGTTTCCCTTGACGACTAACCCGGTGACAGAATTCGCATCGACACCGGCACAGTAAATCGCAGTCCCGTTGATGTTCTCGATATGAGATCCCATCACGACGACGTTGGAGACGACGCACCCGGTAGGGGGAACCAGGGCTAATCCCGCTCCGTTTCCTATGATGCCTTCGATATCGCACCCGATGAAGGCGAGAGAATCAGTCGCGGTATTAACGGCGCATCCCACATTGCCCACCATTCGGACCCCCTCAAACAAGGAGTTCGAGCAGCCCGCATTAGCGCCCGCATAAGTGCTTAGGATGTAGCTTGCGTTAGTGATGTTGTAGGCATTGTTGTTGCGGAACTTATTGCCAAAGGCGGTGTATCCCACCCATCCGTTGTAGCAATCATAGAAGTACAGATCATCAAAAGCGCTGTTAGTGGTCCAGCTTGCCGTGATTCCTCTGGCAAGATTGTTGTTCGACCAGATGGCGAACCCTCTACAGCCAATGGAATCAATCGAGGCGCTTCCTGCTCCCGTGCCGTTATAGCTAATGACAGGAACATCGCTGCCAAATCCAGTGCCGTACAGGATAGAGAGGAATTTTCCTGCGCCCTGTATGTTGACCTGCTTACCCGAGGCGATGTTTAGCGTCGAACTGATATTGAACTGACCGGCAGGGATCCAGACCATCGGGCCAAGATTTTGAGAGGCTACCGCGATAGCAGCAGCAAAAGCGACGGTACTGTCGTTAAAGCCCGTCGGGTCAGCCCCGTACCTCACTACGTTTCCAGCGCTGTATCCATAATTGAGAGGCGTCACGCCAGCGGCAAGCTCGGCGGGTGTTACGGGATAGTAGATCGCAGGATTCGTCGGCGGCAAAGGCGCGGGCGGCGTCGGTGTAATCACCGTGCCGGTGGAGCTTTCCCCCAGATCACTGGCCTCCATGTACACCAGCTGGTATCGAGTCCCTAGCCCCGTATAGACCGGATCGGTGTCGCCCTGGGTATCGACGATCACGAAATCGCCGACGAAATCGCTGTACTGCTCATCCAGCAGCACGCGCACGCCATTCAGGCAGCTGCGACAGGTCGCCACAGCAACGCCGCCTAAGCTGACATCCATGAACAGCGGCGCATCGCCCACGTAGCCAGCGCCAGGAAGATATGTTTTTGTCGGCAACTGATAGACCGACAGCTGCACATTCTGGCCGTCGAGCACTACTTGCAGCGTCTGGGAGGGGACCGGGCTTAAGGGGACGCCAAGCATTATTGAGTCTGCTGGTTTAGAGCCGAAGTGGCCGCGTTCTGGGCCGCAGGCGTGGGCGTCGTCGCATTGACCTGCCCGTTATTAACGACGCCCTGGGCAGTCGGCTGCTGCGCGTTCGCCGTGTTGGCCGTGGCCGCATATTGGCCTGTCACCTGAATGATCTGCTGAAAGAAAAGATCGTAGACAATGACATAAGCGCCGTTGCGCTCATGGCGTGACAATTCGCCGCGCGTCACATTGCAGTTCTGATAGCTTTCCTCTGGGGTGATGATGGTATAGAGATCCAGCGAAGCTATCACGCCCTGAACCTGAGAAACAAAGTCCGACCGATAATCAATATCGCCCGTGCACACGACGCGCACGGCGCATTCGTAAGGCACCGTCACTTTGTCGTAACTGGCAAAACTTCCTTGCTGCACCGGATAGTTCCCGATTCTATATTCCTGTCGCCAGTCGAAGTTGCGCACAGAATCGGCATTGATCGCAAGATTCCCGGAGGAATCGAATACGCCCCACAACGGGGATCCGTTAGCGGAACTTGCAAGTACCGATTGCGTTGAATCATCCGCTAGCGCAGGCGTTGTCGATGTGGGCGCATCGGGGCTGCGCGGGATCTGCGGCGCGCCAGGCACATTCGGGACATTGGGGAACAGATTGGGGATGGGCATCAGCTTGAGCTCCCATCCGCCAGCGCCAGAGTCTTTTTGCGCTGTAGCTGATTGTTCATGTCAGCCGCTATTCCCGCCGCATCGGTCGCCTGCGTGTTAATGACGATCGTTCCGATATCGACCGAATGCGTATTATTCGTGCCACCGAATCCGCTGGTGCCCTCCTGCCGCGTGATCGCGCGCGAGATCTGCTCGAGCCGATCGGCGCTGAAAGGCTGATTCGCGCCCAGGCCCGTCTGCTGCGAGACGGCTGCGATGTATGCGCCTATGTCGTTGTGCTTGAAATCGTGGCCTTCGTAGTCCGTGATCAGGCTGCTGATCGTGTTATCGCCGCGGTTGAACTTGGCGCGAAGATCCCCCTGAAGCGCCGCGCGTCCGGCCTCCGGCGTGGCAAAGATGGCGAAGCCGTTAGCGTCCACTCCGGTCTGCCCAGGATAAGAGAAGCCGCTAGGCTTCAGGTTCCCCGGATTGTTGTTGCGATCCGACACGGTGCCGCCGCGATTGATCTTTCCGTGGGCCACGCCCGGCGCATTGGGATTGTATCCGCCGTTGTGGAACAGGTCGTAGAGATCATTCCCAAGCTGTCCGCCTGTTGTTCCGCCGACCGCATCTGTGAGGCCCCTTAGAAACCAGTTAAGCGCCGGCGCAGCGGTCGTTGTGATATCGCGCCCCCTTTGCGCGAAAGTGTGTCCAAGCTGCGTCCATGCCGCATCCAGTTCGCGCGCGGCATCGGCATCTTTTTTCGTTTCTGCCCCGAGCCTTTCCTCGGCTTTAATCAGCGCATCGATCCCTGTCGTGCCCTGCTCCAATATACGGAAAGCGCCTTCGGTAAATCCGAACTGCTCCGCGACATTAAGCGCGGCAATGCGCCCGTTCTTCGCCTCAAAGTCCCTGAAGAAATCACCAATGGCCTTAAAGCCTTCCACGGGATTTTTAGGCTGATGCGTCAGGGGGTCCAGCGGATCGAAGCGCGCCAGGCGGAACAGATTGGAGAATGCATCGGGCCCGAAATTTCGCAGCTGCGTCGCTTCTTTATTGATCAGCGCAAGGGCCGAGTTAATATCGGCAGACTTTCCGCCGGCCGTTTCCGCTGCATTTCCCAAAGCGTTCAGCTGCGTTACGTTAACGCCCAGATTGTTCGCCAGCAGCCCCAGCTGGTCATTCTGCCCGACCACTCGCGCGAAGGTGCGAACCGCTTCGACCATGCTGCCGACGCCCAGGGCGCCGAGCGTGAATTGCTTAGCCACTTGCGCAAGGCTTTTGGCCATGTCCTCGCTGGCAGACTTGGTGACATTGCGCATCTCTTTTGTGCGCTTTGTCGTTTCCTCCTGCCCGCGCTTGAAGTCCTTATCATCAAGGCCAAGCGTCATTAAAAGAGCATCGACTACGGTGCCCTCAGCCATCTGGCTTGCTCCGGATCGCGTTGGCGGCATTCACGTTCAGGATCTCCAGGAGGTTATAGGCGTCCTCTGCGGAGTAGATTGTCTGCAACTCATGGAGAGTGCAAATCTTGGATGTGACCAGATCCGCGATGATGCGGGGAACGTTCACATAGTCTAGGTGCTTGGGGCTTCGCTTTGCGAAGATTTCAAGCCCGTAGTTTGGGATTCTACGGGCATAGAAAAACCCGTGTGAAGTGTCAGCAGCCTGAAGCGCAGGCGCTTCCATGTGCGGATTTCATCGATCTGGCAATTCACATCGAAAGTGATCGGCATTTCGATGCCGGCAGGATTCTTGAACTTGATGCATCCTAATACCTCTGAAAGATCAGGATGCTGCAAAATGAAATGTAGTTCCTCAAGTTCCGATAGCACGCCATTGGCAGCCCCGAATGTAGCGGCGAGTCCCGCAACACCTGCGCCGGCAGCGCCAGGGGGCAGTTCGCGCCCGGCGCGCAGGATCATGTGCAGTGCTTTGCCAGCCCAGAGCTCGGCCTGAAAGGATGGCATCTCGTTTAGAACGAAGGTTTTCCCGTGATCGCGATCGGCTTCCGTGATCGTGATTTCCTCGCGCTTGCGTGTCACGGGCTACATCGGGCTGGGCAGGAAGGATTGCAGCGTCAGCCCGTATTCCATCGCAGCGCTCAGGAACTTGCCGGCCTTGGGCGCGGGCTTGTAGCTGGTAAGGAACCCGCTGCCTGAATAGCGCTTGTTCAGCTGCGGGATCAGCAGGGCGACTGTGGCGACGTATTTGGCTTTCTGCTGCTGCTCCTGCCCGAACCACGGCTCCATGATGTTCGTGATCGATGGACTATCGGCCATCAGCATGAAGCGAAATTCAATCGGCACCGGAAGCGCGGCGGCCGTCAGAATGCCATCGGTGCCCATGACCGCCTCGCCCGGCTTCACTTCGGGGGCGTCATACATATCGTCGGTCGCGAAGTTGGAAAGCTGCTGCGGCGTGCCACCGAACACTTCCTGAACGCTGATCGTGATGATGCTGTTTTCAGAGGTAAGCATGGGTTATCTCACTGCACGTCGATCGAGGCGAGTTCAAGGCTTTGAACACCACCGGCATTGACGTAAAAAAGAGTCGCGGGCCACGGGCCGCGCGTGCTTTGCACGTTGCCGGAGGGGATCGGGACCGACAGATACCAGCCCTGATTGAACAGTGCCGTTACAGCGGCTGCGCCCACGGCGTTGGTGATCGCCAGTTCCTGCGAGGCGGTAAGCGGCACGCCCGCCTGTATGCCACCGAAGTTTACGCCCGCGCTGATTGGCCCGGCGTAGGCCGATGCGATCAGTTCAGCGCCGGACAGATTGAAGGGGATCGAGGGCACATCTTGCAGCAGTTCCATGCCGGCAAGCTGTAGCTGATTGGTCAGCCAGATCTGGAATACGTACTCATCGAGCCAGTCCCATGCGCCGCTGACCTGTCCGTTTTCGTACCACTCGAAGTTCTGGTTGGCAGTGGCGATCGCCGCATAACAGCTGTAGCCGTTGGCGATCACGTTGTCGTACACGGTCTGATTGGACACGTTCGGGGTAAGCAGTGGGCTTCTGATATTGGCGAAGGTCAGATAGCCCTTCTTCTGCTGGAAGTTGATCGAGGCAATCACGCCGCAGATGAACGCGGCGATCGCGCCCGTCGCATCGTACTGCGGCGCCGTGCCATCGATGCCTGCAATCAGCTGCGCGAGGATCGTCGGCTGCGGGGGGGATTCAGTGATCAGCACGTTAGAATCCCAGGGCACATAAGCGTAGGCATCATTCTGTGCTGCATTCCACTCGGCAAGCGCCTGCATGACAGAAGTGGCCGGCTGGAACGTGGTCATGAAGCTGGCGAAGTTCTGAAGCGCTGCGGTGACGCCGGCCATTGTCCCGGCAGGCGTAGCCGCGGCGGCGCCCTGCGAAAGCACGGCGCCCAGCGCCTGCGTCAGATTCAGATCCGTGCCCAATCCGCCGCTGCCAAAGCTGATCGTGCTGCCCGTGCCGGTCGTGTTTGAAGTGATCACAAACGCATCGCGCAGCGCATCGTAAGTGCACGCGGCCGGGGCGCTGGCAGTCGTTAGTGCGGCCGATATGATCGTCGCCGCATTGCTGAAGCTGGTCGCCGCAGCCAGGTTAATACTGGCCGTCGTGTAGGGCGTCCCGTTCACGGTAACGGTAAGGGCGGCATTGAACGCCTGAAGTTCGGCCAGGGTGAGCGCCGCGACGGAGCCGCCGCGCACATAGGCTGCGACGGCGCTGGCGTTGTACTGGACGAGCCAGAGCATCGAGGGGAGCGACTGGCAATTGACGAAGCCGCCAAAGTAGTTGCTCGCAAGGAAGGCTTGATTTGAAGCGGGGCCGTACCAGTCCTCGACGGCCGCGAGGCTGGGGAAGCCATTAACGGTGCCGATCGGGATGCTTGTATCTTCATCCAGCCACACCGAGTTGAGGCTTAGCGCATTGCCGCCGGCGCTCAGGACGCCGGGATAGACCGCCATGAATTGGGATGCTGGAATGCTATTCGTCATCTTAAAAGCTCCGCAGGCGGACGGCCGGACTAGGGCGATAATACACGGGCAACGCTGCTGGGTAAAAAATCACAGTATCGGCGGCGCATCGACGGGAAATGTTACTTCGACGTTGAACACGCCGGGGGCCAGATCCGTGGCGAAGTCCTGCACGAAAGTGATCTGCGGGTTGTAGTTGATATGCAGCCCGAACGTCCATCGCTCCAAGTACTGCTGTTCCTCATCGATCAGCGCGGCCATCTGCGGCGCATCGGCATACAGCGGTGCGCACACGGGCAGCAGCTGATCGGATGCATACTGATCCTGCATGATCGTCGCGATGATCGTGGCCCAATTGGCCGACTGCTGGCCGTAGCAATCGCACTGGACTGTCACCGCTAGATCCACACTTACCGTCTTGCCGTTGCCATTGGAGGGGAACGGATCGGCGTAGCTGTCCAGATTCGTGGAAAGCGTGTTTTGCAGGATCCACGTCAGCACGATGAAGCCCTTGGGGCCTGGCACGCCGCCGGGCGTAGTCGCAGCGCGCGGCATCGCCACGCGATTGCCCAAGCCTTCGATCACTTCGATATTCGTGCCCACCAGCGATTGAATGAAAGCGCGCAGGGCCTTCATCACATCCGAGCGCGTGGGGGTTACGGTAGTGCTCATAGTTGCAGACACACGATAACGCAACTCCAGTCACTCCAGGTCTCGGGGACCGAAGCGACCAGCCAGCGACACAGCGCGCCGCCCTTGACCTGGGGGAAATAGAACAGATCCCCGCCCTTCATATCCGTGCGCACGATTCCCTGGGCGTTGCCGCGCAGGTAGATCTTGCGGTACACGCCCTGCATATTCAGATTGTCGACGTGCTGAAGATCCTGGCCGCTGGCCGCCTGTACATCGACCGTTAGCGCCTCGGGGGCCCAATAGGTCGGCAGCTGGGAGCCATCCTCGTTCGTGGGCGCAGCCCCGGCGCTTTTCAGATAGACGGCCTGGATCAGCGGATTCACTGCGCCGATGCCGCGTGCGACCATCGAATGCAGATCCATCAGGCGTCCACCTTCCAGCTGGTGGAATTGAGCATTTGGCCGCTATCCACCAACGGCTTTGATGCCCCGCCTTTCATCATGATCGTGAAGGGCGCATTGGGAGGGCTGGTCAGATCGACGATCGACTGGCGCAGCTGATCGTTGATCGTGCTGCCCATCTGATCGAGCGTGCGGGCGGCATCGAAGCGGTTTGCCTTCAGGCGCCGGGCCATCAAAGGGCCCCAGCTTGGGGATTGGCGCTCGATCATGCCCCGGAAGAACGGCCGCGGGGGCGCCCGCACAGTCCCGAACTCGTTCCAGAAGGCCACCTGAGCCACATAGAGCAGCTTGGATGGCGCGTGCGGGCCTACCCTCTTATAGACCTTCACGCGCCGCAGGTTGCCCTGGCCGGGCTTGGGAGGGCTCTGGGCGGTACGCAAAGCCCGATCGGCGCTGCGCTGATACTTGGCCAGGCGCCGCTCGAAGCGCTCCTGCCGGTCTGGCGGATAAGTGGCTTTGTCGATAAAGCCGACCGCGACCGATCGGCCCGTGGCCAGCCGCTCAGCTGTGCCCTTCAGATGGGCAATCAGTTTGTCGCCGCCCGTGAGCGTGGCGCTGACGATAGCCATTTAGCCACACCAGGGCCCAGGCGGCTGGACGAAAAAGAACGGGCCCGTGACGCCGCCATTGGGCTGGCAGGGCGCTGGCATGTAGCGCGCGCCCGTGAGGCTCGCCGTGGCGGCCAGATACTGCACGCCCCATTGCGTTTGCTGGAGGCTCGCGACCAGCTGGCTGGAAGTCTGCGCATCCCACACGGTCGCTGCGCTGACGGATCCTTCTGCGGCGTTCGCGAGGCGTCCGACCATGCCAGGCGGGGGCTCGCCGTTCACGCCATTGAGCAGCGCCGTTAAATGCGCCGTCAGCAGCCACAGCAGCATCTGGCGCGTGTTCTGATTCCAGACCGGGCTGTTCGGCGTGTTATCCAGCTGAAGGCAGGCCAGATCGAAATTGAACTGGAGCATGAGCGCCGGCACCGAGGTAAACGATGGGAACGCCCCTATGAAGGCGACCGGATCGAATACGACGGGCGCGGCGTTGCCCATCAGGCTGCGGCGCTTTCGGGCTTGTCGTTCTTGGTGTACGGCTTCACATTCTTGGGCGAGCGCGGATCGCGATCCGGATTCAGCGCTTCCAGGCCCGTGCGTTCGGCCACGTGTTCCTTGGCCTGCGCTTCGATCGACTTCTTGTCCGATTGCATGATCACGAAGCCGTTTTTGACCATCTTCGTGTTGGCATTGACGCGGAACCACTCTTTGGCCAGTTCTTCAGGCACATCCGTGAACGCGAAGCCATCCGTGATCTGGCGCCCCATGCCATCCACAAGCAATGAATTGGCGCCCTTGATTTCCACGCGCTCGCCCGCTGGCGCCGGCAGATTCATGGGCCCTTGCGTCACGATTTCCATAATGAAGCCGTGCGTGAGTTTGCAGCCTACTTTTACCATTGCCATATGTGCCTCTTAGGTTGTGAGCGGGGGCGTCATCGTGCTGATGATCGCCCAATCGCCAGCGTAAGCCTGCGTCACGACGGTCCAGGGCGTCAAGATCGCTGATCCGGTGACATTGCCGCTGTAGGGCTGGCCGGTGATCGAATCCGCGTAGACGGCCTGGCCCACCGTCGATCCGTTGCAGAAGCGGGCGTGAAAATCCCCGATGAGCGCGAGCACGCAGCCCAGGCCCTGCCGCAGAACCCAGGCGAAGCCGTTCCAGTACACACGGCCCCATGTTCCGCGCGTCGGGCAGACCCAGCCCAGACGGGCGCCAGGCGTGTAGAGATTGGAGACTTGGCCATTGTTGGGATCCGCCCAGCCGAAGCGGCCCAGGATCACGCCGCCAGGCGCTGCGGTCATTTCCTGCGCGCCGCAAGGCGCGCAGGCGATGGGATTCCAATTCGCGCGATAGCCCAAGCCAAAGCGCGGAGGGGGGCCGAATTGTGAAAGCACGGCCCCTCCGGTGTCAGGCAATCATGCTTACTTGCAAGAACGGCCTTGCCCACCAGGCGCCAAAGCCGCCGGCGGAGCGCTTCTGTTTGACGCTGGATGTATCTCGCACCATCGAGTGCGCCATCAGTTTGGAGCTGAAGGCGACTTCGACGGTCTTCTGGCCTTCCAGATCCTCGACGATCATCTGCACCAGCTGGCCCGAAGCCGTGGCGTACTGCACGGCCGTTTCGATGCGGATATTGGGGAAGTTCTGCTTCAGCAGCTGTTCAACACTGTTCGTGTTGTACTGCGTGATCGACTTCAGGGCGCCGGCCTGTTCGTTGGACATGGCCAGCACGATCTTGGCATCGTTCTCGACCACGCCGCCGGTCTGCGCCTGCATCTGAATCCACATGCGCAGAATGTCCTGATAGATCGTGTTCGCATTGGCGGTGGGGCTTGTCAGCCAGGCGTAAGCGGCCGTGATGCTGGGCGGCAGCGTGGGGGCATTGATCAGACCATAGTTCTGAAGATTGCCGACGCCGAAGAAATAGACGTTGTTCAGCTGCTTCATCAGCGTGGTCGCATTCGCGGCCTGCTGCTGGGCAGCCCAATCCAGTTTCGCAAGCCCTGCGCGGCCCAGTTCAAAGTCCCCGTATTGCAGGAACGCCTGGAACAGGTAGTTCTGGCGCGAGGGGAAGTTGGCATTCACGTTCGACTGCCCATTCTGGCTGTAGTCGCCATAGCTGGCCGTCTCGCCCGTCTGCTCCACCGTGATGAACTGCGCCGATTCTGTCAGCCAGTCACCGATCCCGCGCTCGCCTGCGATGATGGCGGCCTTCAGGGGCGAGACCAAAATCATGATGGGGCGCGGATCAAGGAAGTTGGCCAGATAGGAAGGGATGCCAGAGTTGCTGACAGTGACCAACTCGCTTTGCACGTCCATGGCCATCTTGAAGTTGTTCATCGGAAGAGCGGGCTTGAACCAGTCCATCTGGCCGAGCTCGGGGGCGAACTTGATCCCGTACCGTTCGGATGCAAGTTCTTCAATCAGCGCACGGCCGAATCCTGCGCGCACGGCTGCGGCAAGTTTTCCGCTGTCGAATGCCATCACTTCGTTCATAAAAATTCCTCGAATGAACCGTTAAAGGCGCTGATTAACCCCAGCTTGAAATGCGGCCGGTCTGTCCGGCAATGCCCGTCGCAGTGAAGCTTGTCACTGCCGATGCGTAACTGGTCAGGAACGTCGATCCGGTGCCGCCCGTGCCCGTCAGCAGCTGCAACAGCTGCACCACAGCGCCGGCCGGAATGCTTCCGCCGCTCAGGAAGTAGCCGACTTTGAACGTGCCGCCCGTCACTGTGCCGACGGTGAAAACGCCGCCAGGTGCGGGCGACACGGCAGCCGCGATTGAGCTGCCCGTAGCCACGGCATTGACATCGATGCTCTGTTCCAGGTGGAAAGGCGTTTCGTAGACGCCCTGCGTCGCGATCGTTTCTGAGGCCACGACGGGCCAACTGCCCGAAGCGATCGGAACGACATTGGCCAGCTGCCAGGTCGTGCCGCTGCCCGAAGCGATGTAGCTCCCGGCCGGGATGCCGGTGCCAGTGACGACCTGCCCGATGGCGATTGCACTGCCAGTCACTGTGCCCGTGGTCAACACGCCCGTGTTGGCCAGGGATGATGCCGCGACGCTGGCGCTGACGCCATTGCCCGTAGCATTGGCGGTCAGCGTGCCGTAGAGCGGATCGCAATAGACCTTTTGGCCAACCGTGCCGCCGCCCAGGAACTGCCCCAGGAACGAGCCCTGGTTATACATCGTGATCCCGTTGCCAGTCAGCACGGTCGAGGCATTGAAGCCCAGGAATGTCGTGATCAACGCCTGGCCTTCGCGATGCACGAAGCCCAGCAGGCTGGCCGGCTGGTAGTAGTTCGAGCCCAGGCCCGTCGCCGGGTTGTACCAGGCAAAGCAGCCGACCGTGACGCCGGGCGGAGCGGCGACAGCAAATTCAGATCCTGAAAGCACCGTCGCGTAGGTCGGCGAGCCAGCGAAGTCGCCTGCAACGCCAACGGGCAGCTTATCGTTAACGAAGTTCTGGGTTCCGTCTTGCGTGAGGCTCATAGCTGGCTACCTATTTCTAAAAAGTGAATTGAACCCGATGCTTCAGGCGGCTTTGGACTTCAGGTTGAAGATATCCGCAATCGTGATCGGATTGCCCTTGTCATCCATCGCCATCGACGGATCGCGCGACTTGACGGGCGCGGTGCGCGACTTGACCACATCAAGCAGCGCGGGATAGGCGGAGGGATGCACGCCATTGATGTTCACTTTGGCGTGCTTGAGCGCGAAGGCGTAGACCTCATCGGCCGACTGCACGCTATCCATCGCCAGGACGCCGACGATCGGCTTCACGGCTTCCAGCGCAATGAACAGTTCGCGCGTTTGCTTGCGTGCCAGTTCTGCGGCGGCGGCAGTGGCCGGCGCAACGGCGGCGGCAATCGCGGCGTCCATCGCGGCCTGCGTGATCGCTGAATCCTTGGAGCCATCGAAATCATCGCGATGATCCGGATCCGCATCTTTTGCGGACTTGGCATCCTTTGCCTTCTTGTCTTTGGCGGCCTTGTCCTTGGCCCACTTGTCGCGCGCGGACTTCTTGTCCTTCGCGGACATCTTTTCCCATTCGTCCGCAGCATGGCCGTAGCAGTCGTTCTTTTCGTCCTCGGCCTTTTCTTCGGCCTCATCCTGGGCCTTTTCCTCTTTGTCGATCTCGGCATCGAGCGCGATCAGATCGGCATCTTTTGCCAGGAACGGCTTCAAGGCTTCGATACGGGCAGCGTGTTTCAGGGGCATGGCTCTTAACTCCGGTGGTGCTTCATCAGCAACGTGAACGTCTGGGCCCGCGCGGCCCTCGGAAACAAGCGCAAAATGATTGAATTGCAGATCGCGCATGACCCCATCGTAGGCTTCCCCGCCCCAGATTCCTGGCGTCATGTCCGCAGTGTAGCGATAGCCGGCGCTCAGTTCGCGCTGCGCTTCGGATTCGATCAGCGCAATGGCCTCGGCCGTCAGCACTGTCAGCGGGCGACAAACCAGATACGGATCCTCGAACGTGCAGGTTCCGATGGTTCCGACCCATGAATCCTTGCTGGGCAGATCCGCGCTGATAGGAACGTGACGAATCAGCAGCGGCTTGCCGGTGCCTGTGTCCGCGCCCTTGGCCAGTTCCTTGGGATCGCGAAACAGCCTGTACATGCGATCCGGATCGAGCCCCAGCGCTTGAGCGTTCGGGATCTCTCGGCCGTAATACGGGCAGATGTTCGCCTTCGAGACCCGGCACATTTCCACACGCAAGTGCCCATCCGCATCTACCGAGCGGAGCGACTTGTCGAGGGCTAACGGAAGCTGCAAGCACTGTGATCCTTCGATAACTTGAGCGAAAGCATATGGCGCTGCAATCGGCTCGTCAAATTTGCGCTACTGCGCGAATTTAAGCGCCTGCATTTGCGCCTCTAAATCGCTGATCGAAAGCCCGCAAGGCGAATTGCCAGTGGTCGCAATCCAATCGGCATCAGCGATCGCATACGCCTCATCGACGAACTGCGCCACGAACGCTGGCGTCATTTCGTAAACGTTGCCCCAGCTGATCACTTTGAAGTTTCCATTCGCCAGGTAGCCGGCGAGAATCACCGCATGGCCGCCGGCAATGGTGTTGTCGCCCGATGGATCAACATCCCAGATGGAGCCGCCCGCAGTCAGGCCGCTCATCAGGAAGTTCGGCACGTTGAAGCCGATGTACGCCACGCCGCAGTCGTAGATCGTGCGGCGCAGATCATCCAACTTGCTGGGATCCACTTCGACATAGGCTGCGATCTTCTGCGTACCGCCGCCGCTGATCGGGGCGCCGCTGTTGAGCAGGTAATTCAGAACCGCCTGTTCATCGCCGCCCTGATCGGTGCTGGCATTGCCTGGCACATAGCCGCAGGCATCTGAGTACAGCGCCTGCACTTGCGCGTCGGGCTCCGTCTCCATTACGCACAGCGCGTTGAATGTCCAGACCTGGATCGCGTGATAGACCGCGGCGCACGTACAGTCGCCTAAGCTATCGTTCAGCATCACGCCCAGATCCGCGGGCATTCCGCTGGTGTAGTCGATCTCTGTCGGGATCGGCGGAAGCGTCGCGCCGAAGATCAGCGCATCCATCTTGGGGATGCGTGTATCAAACTTGCGTGGCAGGCGGCCGAGTTTCATATGGCTAATCCTCAAATGGCTCAATGATCGCGATCGAGACGCACCGGCACGAAACGAGCTGGCCTGGCCAGATGTTCTCGCCCACATCAGGATCGTACCAGCCTTTCGATAAGTCAAAAATCACGCGATCGCGGCCGGCGCGCACGTGCGAGGGCCGCGGCTCTTTGCCCCCGCCGCTGTGCAGCCAGCGCGCCTGCGTAACGCCTAGTTCCTGGCGGCGGACGTTTTCCATGATCGCGAAGGCTTTTCTATTCTGATCGCGTGCAATCAGCGATGCGCGCCGCAGGCTGACGCCGTAGGTTTTAGCCAGTGACGTGCCCAGCGCATGAAGATCCCCGCCCTTCATCACATTCGTGAACACCGTCGTCTGCACGTCTTTTAGATACTGCTGCGGAATCGATTTGATCAGATTCACATTCTCAGAGACGACCGCTCGATAGGCATCGGTCATTCGCTGCGTCGGGTTAAAAGACACGGTAAAACCAGCCTTTTTGAAGGATGCTTGCACGGCCGTATCCGTGTACTGGCGATTGCGCCCGGCGAACATCTTGGCCATATCGAGCGAGAGATCATCGAATTTGCTTATCCAGTCGCGTCCCCATTTCGTGAACACGCGCTTCCAGAATGCCTCGCTGCCCTCATCCTGGGCGAATCCGATATCCGGATCCTCGCGCTTCCATGCCGCGCGCAGATGCAAAGTGATGCTGCGATGCATGTCATCCAACATCTTTTGTAGGCGCACCAGATACCAGTTCTCAAGCGCTGCGCTGGCGCGCACGGCTGGGACCGTCGTTGGCTTGGGCGCGCGCAGTTTCATTCGAACGGCTTCATCGGAATCTGCTTGCCCTTAAGCGCGTGCGTGCAGTCATCCAGGAAGTTGATCACGCCATCGGTCACGAACGTATGGCAGCGGAAACATTCGAACGTAGTCGTTCCTGGATTGTCGCGATTGAATGTGCACCAGCACGGATCGCCGGCCTTATAGCGCGGCGTGTAATGGCCAGATGTGACTAGAACGCTGGGCGTGAACGTTGGCTTATCATAGTTGCCATTGAATGCCCATCCATTCGTGACGACGTGCATTTCTTCGCAGCCTGGGCACCAGAATCCGAGACAATCGCCTTCGACAATGCGAAGTACGCCACGGGCGCTCATTTCCCCACCGAATCAATATCATCGCCGCCTTCCCCCGGCAGCGGCTCATCCACTTCCGGCGGCCCAGGCGCGAGGCCCGTCAGATTGTTATAGCCGCTGCTGGGATCCGTAGCCAGGCGCTTGCGTTCCTCATCCGGATCCACGACGCCGGCCTGAATGTAGGCAATGCCCGCATCTGCATCGGCCTTGCGAATGCGCGAGAGCGCTTCGGCGTTTGGCTGCTCGAGGTCTACGAACTCGTAACCGATATCCTCATCCACATCGCCAAACTCGTTCAGCTGGATCGCGATCAGGATCTTATCGATATGTGGGCGCGCGTCGGCCTCCTGGACGCTGCCGATCCAGTTGTGGAACACCTGTATCTCGCTGTCGCTCGAAGCATTCAGGCCGGAGGGCGTGATGCCTGTCAGCACGACCAGCGGAATGTGCGTCGGGGCCGCCATATGCTCCTGTGCCTGCGCCTGAAGCTCTGACAGGCCAGCCAGCGATACGGTCAGCTGTTTCAGTTCCTCTTTGTTTTTGTCACTCAGGAACAGCCCCTGGTTGTTCCGGTTCTGCACGAACATACGGGCACGATTCAGGAATCCGTTCCAGTCCTCCTGCCCGGCGCCTGGGGCCAGAACCGCCTGCATGTCGGTTGCCAGGTTGATGATGCTGAAATTGCTGATCAGCTGATTCACCGCCTGGACGGTCGATAACCAGCGCACCACGTAGGGCTCGATCAGCTGCGATAAGCTCATGCCACCGAAGTTGTAGGAGGGCTTGAGCAGATCCGGAACGGGGCGCGATACGAATGAGAGCAGCCGATCCGCGTGCGTGGTCTTGCCCATGACGGCCCAATGTTCGACGCGGTAGAAGTATGGCTTCGTCGGCACGGCGGCGTTCCACTTCACAGGCGTCGTCCAGATCGGCTCAATCACGCGCAGCGCCCGCAGGCTGCCTTTGGCGATCGTCTTTTGATCCAGCAGCAGCGGCTTGTCCAGATCGTTTTCCTGCCCGTCAATGTCGATGTAGATGTGGCCCAGGCCAAAGAAGCCATCCAGTTCAAGCGCCCGGCGCACGGCAGAGCGCACGTTGAAGCGCTTAAATGCGTCCTCGATATCCGCAATCCGCTTGGATTTATCGCCGCCGGATTTGGTATTGAACTTGATCCACTTGCGAGTCATTTCCTTGGCGATGACTTCGGTCGGCGCCCGGTATTCGGCGCGCTGCGCGAGTTCGGAAAGATACGCATAGCCTGGGAAATACAGGCCCACGCCGGAGCCCTGGCTATTGGCCCATGCCGTGATGTTCGGCCCGCCGCCCCAATCATCCATAGCCATTACGGCACGATCAGGGCGCACCCCTGGCGGCAGCTGGGGCAACTCGATCCTGCGCCGATTCGGATCGGCCTTGGCAACCTCGCGCGCGGCTTCTACCGCCTGATCGCTGACGCGCATCGGGGAGGCTACTGGCGCGGATTGAATCTGGATCGGCGGCGTCCCGTGCCACGCCTCACGAACCCAATTCTTGATCCCTTTCACTTGCGCGCCCTTTTGCGTTTTGGATTGCCATAAAGATGCACCAGTTTAAGGGCAAAGTCGATTTGCCTGCGCGTAGGCACTAGCGGGAACACACGGCGGAATTGCGGCTTAGCCTGGGCCGCTGGCATATTGGGGCTCCAAGAATGCAGGATTAACAGCGATCGGGGCCAGCAGCGGTGCGTAGAGCATGCATACCATGTCGGCCAGATTAGGGGAGGCGGCGCCGTCTGGTTTTTTTTCTATCAGCATCTTGCCGTGCTTTGACATGCCGTATGTCGGCTGACTGAGCTCAACGCACAGCGCGCCGCATTCGGGGATCGTGGAATCAATTGAAATGATATCGCTCGCCTTGTACGGCATGCCCTCGCGCGCGCGAAACGTGTTCAGGAATCGGCGGCGTAGGGAAAACCAGCTTTGGGCCTTGAAGTTTTCGAACATATCCTCATTCGTGCGTTCGGTGCCCTCGACGTTGCTTTCCGGGTCGACAACCGCGGCGCTCCCGCGATAGGCGGTTACGCGCTTCTTTCCTTTGTGCCGGGCTTCGTTTATGCGCCGCGCATCCCCACGCACGCCAGCACCGAGGCCGTCGGCGTCGTACACGAAGCCATCGATATTGTGCAGATCGCACAGCAAGAATGCTTTTTCCGTCGTGGCGTAAATATCCGATCCGACGCCCCGCCAGCTTTCGGCATGCTTGAGCAGGATACCGTGGCGTGTGCCGAAGGCATTGGAATCAAGCCCCTCATCGGCCACATCGAGGGATCCGCTGCGAATGCCCGTAGGCGTGATATTCAAATGCTTGTGGGCATCGATCGATGCCTGAATCCACGCGGCCGGGATCACGATCCCCTGGACGCTGGCGCTGTAGTCGATATCGTATTCCTGCGCCATCACGATCGGATCGACGATCTGATCTTTTTTCTTTTTGTACCAGGCATCGTCCTTCGTTGGATCCGAGCGCCAGTGCATCGTAAAGACTTTCACTTTGCCGCTGAAGCGCCGGATAGCGAAGGAATTGGCCCGGCCGATCACACTGGATATGTCCTGCCGGCAATTGGTCGTCGCCGATAGCGAGGCATCGACCAGCTGCGGCCGCTCCAGATGGGCCGCTTCGTCGACGAAGTAGATGCTGGTTCGATCACCGCGGCCGATGGCATCGCCGGATTCCCCAGCGATGATCGATCCGGTATCCGGGAAGTCGATCCGCATGTGCGGGGCGTTTATGCGTTCGTTCCAGCTGCCGCGGAATTCCTTTGGCAGCATCCGCATAAAGATCCTGCCCTTTTGCAGGATGGATTTCGGGACGCCCAGCTGATCGACGTATTCGGCTTTACGGCTGCCAAAGCCGATCGCCATGCCGCGATAAAACAGCGACAGCGTGCAGGCGAGGCTGATCGCGCACCATGTGGCGCCCATGTCCCGCGACTTTTCTGTAAGTCCAGGCTCCCCGCGCTTCCAGCAATACATGACGTGATCGAACCAGTCGAACTGGATCGGGAACAGCACGAAGGGGACCAGCGATGGCAGCCCGCGCTCGATATTGCGCGGATCGTACGTCCAGCCCCATTCATTCACGAAATCCGCCGGGTGATCCTTGTAATAGATCTTGTTGGCTTCCAGCAGGATCGGATCGGCGCGCAGCCGCTTCAGGCGCTCCGTGCGCGCGGCTATTATTTCCGCGTAATCTGGTTCGCGCCAATTCACCGCCGCCGCACGAACAAGATCCCGACGCCCGCGCCCAGCAGCCCTATGAAGATCCACAGCGCCAGCACTTGTCGCTGAAGCGATGCGATTTCGCGCTGCTGATCCTGAATCGCACCGACCGCCAGAACTGCAATCTTGTCGTATTCAACGGCGCGCGGCTTGCCCTCATTATCCAGCGGCGTCAGCGTCGCATCGACTTTCTGCACTTCCTCGGCCACGAAGCCCACTTGCCGTCCGATGTGCGCCGGGTTCATGTCGTCATTGAGCTGATAGGAGACTGGGCGCAGCTTCATCACCGCATCGAGCCCCTCGTTCAGTGGCTCAATGTCGTGTTTGTATCGTTCGGATGAGACAAGGCACGTATTGGTCGTGTCGTAGCTGAGCGCGCCGCCGGTGCTGCTCCAGCATACGTACCCAGTCTGTGCAGCTGTGGATGCTGGGAGCGTGGGCAGATTATCGGTGGTGGAGGTGAAGGTCGCCACCGAAGTTGAGCCGGCAATCAGCTGTAGCGTGTTCGATGCTGACGCGTTAATACCATTGCCGATTGTGCTCACCGATGCGCCTGACCCCGTAATAGCGTATGCGTTAGCAGTAGCTTGCCCTGATTGAGAAACGCTAAACTCACTGTTGTAGGAGCCGCCACCGACTGAATAAACAAAGTTAATATAACTCTGAGCTGTGCTGGCGAAGCCCTCTGTGGCTTGGTTGAAGATTTCCCAGTCAGTGGACTGTGAGGCGCCCCCGCTGCCGGTATGCCATGCCTGTCCAGTAAAATGGATGGCGGGAGAATACTGCTCATTGGTGGTTGCGGCGGCCGTTGGGTCATTGAGCCATATGCCATCTACCACGGTGTTTGCCGCAATACTGGGCTGAACTGAGGCGATGATCCCAGGAGTCTGAAGTGCCAGCAGATGGGTCGCCGTGACATTGGTGCTGGCGACTGGCGCGGCCAGGTACAGGTTGGACAGATTGGTGATTGTGGCGGCGCTCGTCGAGGTGAGCGTAGGAGCGGCGATTGCGTTAATCGCTTCGCTTGTGGTGGTGCCAGTTGCGGTGCTGTCATTGAATGTCGCAGCTCCGACGCTGATCCCAATACCAGCGGTCGTCCATGTGGAGCCGCTGTATGAGGTGCCCTGAGCCAGAGCGATTGGGCCATCAAATGTGCAGACGTTCAGGACGTTGCAGAAGCTGACCGCGCTGGTGGTCGTGCCAGTTCCGATATTCGTTGCTGCGTTATTACTAGCGTTGATGTTCGCAACGCCATTGGCTGTTAGAGCAAGAAAAGTTCCCGCCCCTGGGGACGTGCCTCCTATAGCGCCTGGGGATGCAAAGGTAGCCCCACTCAGGCTGGACGCATTCAGGTTCGGGACGTTCGTCGTTGAGCTGACGGAAAACGGCGCCGTGCCCGTCGCAATCGTGAAGGCGGCTGGCTGATTAAAAGTCTGCGCGGCCGACCACGTTTGCACCAGATTCAATTCGCCAAGTGTTCCGTTATTCGCCGGCAGCGTCGCGGTATAGTTTGTCGCACCGGCGTTTGCGCTGGCGATGGTCGTCACGCCCGTCGAGGATCCTTTAATCGCAGGCGTAATGAAGTTCGGCGAACTGGTCAGCGCGACCAGTCCGGTTCCGTTGCCCAGCGATACGATGTAGGAATTGATCTGCGCAACGCTGCACTTTGTCGTGGTGCCCGATTGATCGCAGGGCGTAACTTCCGTTCCCCCTAGCGCCGATGCCGCCGGCAGCGCGGTGATCGTTGTCTGCGCAAAGGCTGTATGCGCCAGTAGCGCGGCCAGAAGAAGGAAAAGCTTTTTCACTGGATGGTCCTTAGCGGCGTTCCGCTTAGCGTCGTGATGTTAATACTGGATAGCGTCGTGATATTACTGGTCTGTGAAGCGCCAGAAGCAGGCACCGAATGATTCATCAGAGTGCCCGTATTGGCAATGAATCCAAGCAGCATGACCAGCGGAATCATGAATTTGTGATCACCGATATCTTTTGCCCAGGGACCACAATGAAATATTCCACGCAGCCAGCACACAATCTGGCGCTGCTGGTCGTGGCCGTCGGACTTGTCCCGATCAGGAACGAACAGATCACATCGCACGTGATGCGGATCAGTCGCGTGGTCGCGCTGAATGCCGCGCTACTGGCAGCACTCCCGCTGATGGCGACAGTTTGTGAAGTGACCGGCGGCGCGGTCGCAGCCGGATAGATTGGCGAACTGCCCTGCGCGTATTCGTCGATGTAGAGGACCGATGCGAATGCGGGCGCTGCCAGGACGGCAAAGGCGATCGCAATAAGTAGTCGCTTGATCATGTTAGTGAACCTCAAACAAAAGTGTGCCTGTCATTGTGGTCTCATTCGCCAGGCTGACGATACACTCGACGGGGTAGGTCGTGCCAGAAATACAGCCATTCGTAATAATCAGCACTGGCGTCAGCTGGCCCTCATAGCCTTCGCCGATGGCAACCAGCGGGCCGTTCAGTGAGCTCCATTGCGCCGACACGACAGTGGTCAGCAGCGATGTGAAATCAACCGGCTCTGCTGTCCAGATCACAGATCCGTCGATGCATGTGGCGCCATTCTGAAGCGGCCACGCTGGCACACTCGAGCCCGAAGCGCCGGCTTGCGTACAAACGTACTGGAAGCCGGTCGCAGGCCACGGCTGGATCGCATAGCCTTCGGCCACAAGCGCGCCCGCGGCCCAGCGCTGTGCCAGCCAGATCGTCCAGTCGATGCCGTAGAAATCCTCCATCCCGATGCCGCAGGCAAAGACGCCCAAGGGGGGCTGCTCGATGCCCAGGATCGGATTGAATTTGCCGGGGACTTGATTCCAGATAGATACCGGATCGGCCGGTCCGTCCGCGGTGAAGTCGGCAAGCCCGTTAGCGGCCACGTTGCCAGTAGCGAACACCAGCTGACCGGCCACGATAGAAGCACTGCCGTTGGCGATCGCGGATCCGATTGCCTGAAGGCTTGCGCCGATGGCCAGATTCGCGACGCCTTCAGCATCCACGCTGCCGCTCGCATTCAAAAGGATCTGCGTGATGATGCCGGCCACGCCATTGGCGGCCGCCTGCCCGACCGCCCGCATTTCGATCGCAGTGACGATCGCGGCGCAGCCATTCGCTGATGCCTGCCCGTGGGCGGCAAGGCTTGATCCCGTGCTAAGGATTGCGAGGCCGTTGGCGGCGACGTTCGCCGTAGCGTGCAGCTGTGAGGGCACGCTTAGATTCGCGTAGCCCGTGGCCACGGCATTGCCCACAGCCGCCAGCCCCGCGCCGACCAGCAGGAATGCCGCGCCGTTGGCGGCGACATTGCCAGTAGCGACAAGATCAATTCCGGTCTTTAGCGCGGCCGCGCCGTTCGCCACGACGCTGCCGATCGCAGCAATCTGATCGACGGGCATCGTGCTAAGGGCGGCAAGGCCCTGGGCGACGGATGATCCGATGGCGCCCAGCGGGATCCCTGTCGTGATCGTGGCGTGGCCGTTGACTTCGCCGTAGCTGACAGCGGACAGGCCGGGCGTCACCAGCACGGTGAGATCAGACCAGGCACTGCCGGTATAGAACTGCGCCAGGGCGCTGAAGTTGTTCGTTGTGCCGACGATTTCCCCATCGGGCAGGATCGTCATGTAGGTCGGGTCATACCAGATGACCGAGCCAATCACGGGGGGCTGAATCGACCAGTTCGCATAGGCCGACAGGATGCTGCCCACGCCCGTGAACAGCGGCCCTGCCAGCGTTACGGATGCATAGCCGGCGCTTTCTGCGTTCAGTCCGGCGAGGCCCATCGCAACCGCAGCGCCGCCGGCGGCCAAGGCCGCGCCGGTTTTAAGATTGGCGGCGCCATTCGCCCCGCAATTTCCGACAGCCGCCAGCACTGCGCCCGTGTGATCGTAGACGCCAAACACGGCGACATCCCAGGTCGTGCTGCCCGTTAGTGTGCTATTGAACGGCGCTGAAGTTCCGGCCGTGGCGCAGATCTGGTAGTAAACCTTGTAGCCGCCGCTGACCAGCGTCCAGCCGCTGGGCGTAGGGAAGCTGTACGATCCATTGCCTTGCGTTACGACCGCAATCAAAATCTCATTGTTGAAATTAGAGACCGGCGTGCAGGCTATCGCGGTCGTTGCGGTCGTAGCCGCGTAAGGCACGCCGCCATTAAATCCATTATCAGCTGTTGCAACACCAGCGAATCCGGTCACATCGAGCAGCGCCACAGAGGCCAGATAACTCGGGGCCGTCCACTGCACGCTAGGCGTGCCTGATGCGTTGGCCAAGATCCCGAAGCCGCCAAGTGACTTGCTGTTAGTGGCATCGGACTGAGCCGATATGGAGGCCATCGCGCCATTTATGCTGTCGGCTACTGCCGAAGGCACCTGCCCGGTGTTCGACAGCGTCCACGCCGCAATGCTGTAATCGCCTATGGGAACGTTCGAGCCATAGGCCAGCGTGACCGGCGATGCGCCGCTGCTGGATGCGCTTTGACGTACAGAAAGCGCCATCAGGAATTCACAAAGGCTTGGATGCCTTGATATTTATCGGGCTGTGAAGTCGGCGGCGCGATCGGCTGCATGATGCTTTCAATGCCGCCGAAGGTTCCGTAAGGGGCATAAGTTTCGCAACTGTTGTAATGATTCATGGTGCTATAGCCGCTCGCATACATCGCCGGCAAGTAGCCGGGATTAGACGACAGCTGGCTCGTCGGATCGTTATAGCAATACTGTATACGCGAATCGCGCGCCCAAGCGACGAACAGGGCCTGCGTGGTGCTTTGCAATCCTACTGAATAGGCTTGATCGCCTGATTCGTAGGCGTCCCAGGGAATAGCGTTCGCCCCCTGATTCGGGGCCCATTCGTAGCCTGCGCTATTGAACGCCGCGACTGTGGCCTGCTGCGTGGCGATGGCGCTGCCGATAAATCCGGTGCTTGGAACGCTGCTATAAGTCAGTCCGCCGGCAGTATTGGCATAAGTAAGATCATAAAGCAGCGTTACCGCGGCGGCCTGTCCAGAAACGTTGTACACGGAAATGATTGCGGCTTCATCGCCGAACAGCGCAGCAGTCGTCGGGGAACCGCTCAGCGCGGTCGTCCACGTGATCGAAGTCAATCCAAGCGAAGGATTCCACTGACGCACTTCGTTGTCGCTGAATGTGATCAACGTTCCGGAAGCGTAGCTATACAGATGGATCGCTGTCGTGAACGAGGATCCGGTCAGCGGGCCCGTCCATGTCAGCGTGCTGGTGTAGGCCGACAAAATCACCAAGCGACATTCCCCATCGCTGAACTGAACGGCGTAAGTTCCTGGCGCCAGCTGTCCGCCGGCGCCTGATAGCGATGCGCTTACCGCCCCATTCGTGGGCGCGGCGCTTAGCGTGTAGGAAGTTCCAAGCGTGGACGTCAGCGTGCCGCCAGTTCCCGTCGGCGCAGCGGTAAACGTTGCCGAGGACTGCGATGAATAAGCGATATTGAAATACGGCGCCTTGCAGATCCTGTTGATGTGATGCGTGTAGGCGGCGTTTGTCCAGTTCGGCGTGTTCAGCTGGTACTGGATATAGTAGCTGTCGCCGAACTGCGAGCCCATCGTGACTAGAATTTCATTGTCGAATCGCGTAGCGCCGAAGGTTGCATAAGCATAGTCGCCGGTCCCGGCCTGGAATACGCCTTGCAGCTGTGTGCTGCCATTCGTCCATGTGTTATAGGGCGCAGTGTTCGCGACATAGCCAAGATATTTTCCCTGAACGAATCCCGGGTTCCAGACTTCATTAGAAAATTCGAAAGTATATTTGTTCGTAGTCGGCTTGCCCGCATAGCCAGGAATTGTCGCGCCGGCGCCGCTGTAGGCAAGATTGATCATTCCTTGCTGCCAGTCGCTCTGCGCGCATACGGGCATCGGGAACCAGCCATCGATGCCCATTTCATCGGCCAGCTTCATGCACACTTCGGGCGGCACGCCGCGCCACGTGGCCCAGCAAAAATCAGTGTAGTTGGAGCGATTGGCCCAGCTGTTATTGATTTCCAGATAGGCATTGGCCGTATAGCTGCCGCTGCTGAAGGCCAGCGTCGAAGTCATCGGCGTGCTGAAATTGATCGTGGGGGATCCGAACGCCAGCGTGCACGGGATGTGTTGGCCGTTGCTGAAAACAACGGTATACGTTCCGGACGCCAATCCCCAATTGTTTGCCGAAGCGCCCTGATTTCCGCTGACAGTTGTGCTTCCAGCGGATCCAAAGCCTGAAATCGTCGCGGAACTGGCGCCTGATAGAACTTGGGCTGTGAAATACAGCGCTGGCGTTTGAAAGTTGGTATTTAGCCAATCCATAGTGCGGACGCGCAAATATCCGCCCGCGCCGTTGTTCGTGATCCACTGCTTGAACAGCGGATTGAAGATCTCTCCGGCTGCGAAGTTCGCAGCGTAGACGGTCGGATAAAGCGCCATCGCTTGCGGGTAGTAGTTGCCGCTGGTCGCGGCGCTTGGTATCGCAATGACGTGGACACCAAAGCCAGAGCCCGTGCCAGTCGCGGTGAAGGTGCAAGAGCCGCCCGCGGATGTGGTGCTAACGAAAGTGTTTCCGCCACTGATCGAGCAGCCAGCCGAGCTGGTTGCCAGGCCCGACACATCACCGTTGATGGTGACTGATCCGGCGCCAGACATCTGGAAAGTCCAGCTACCGTTTGGATAGCGCAACGTAGCGCCGGGCGCCGTTGGCAGTGAGCCATTGCAGCAGGCGACATAGACCTCGCCATACACCGTGCTCGAGATACCGGTCAGCGTTTTCACATAGCCGCTGGCATCGACAACCAGATCGGCGCCGTTGCCCGTGCCCGTGTTGCCGCCTGCTGTGCTGTGCGTATCCCAATTGTGCATCACATTTGTGACGCCACTGCCGGAGTTCTTCAGATAGTTGAGGAACGGCTGCTCCGGGTTGTAGTACGGATTTGCCGTGACGGCGTTTAGATTGACGCCCAGATAATTGCCACTAGCGGCTGTGCTAAGCCCTGCAATCCCCATCGCCACGGCCGCGCCAATGGCAGATAGCGCAGCGCCAGTATTTGGCTTATTGCCGTTCGGATAGCGCCCGTAGTACTTGCCATCGTAGCTGGCGGCGAAGATCGAAACGGGAAGCGGAGAAGGATTAGTGCTCATGGCATGCCGGGCCAGTGACGGTTAGCCTTCGACAGATTGGCAAGCTTTGGGATCACCGCCAGATTGTGTTCGACGTGCAGCCCGCAGACCAAGGGCGATTGCGGTGGCACCACATGATCCACGTGATGCGGGACGCCGGTCAGCTTCGATCGCAGCTGCGCCAGTTCGTAGGCTTCCTCGATGAAGAAGTGGTTGGCCCAGGCGGGGCACGCGCGCATCTTCGTGGTCTGGTAGCGCTTGAACTTGGCGCGGCACTTGGCTGGATTGGCTTTCGCGTAAGCCGCGTTTCTGGATTTACGCTCTTCTGGCTTTTTTCGCACCGAAGCCAGCACGCGCTGGCGGGCTAATTCAGGGTTGGCAGCGCGCCACTTGGCGGAACGCCTGCGATTGTGAGCCGCAGTCTGTTCAGGATGTGCCGCTTCGTATGCTTTTTTGTACGCTTTGACGCGAGCGCGATTGTCGCGCTTCCACTGACGGGCTACTTCCAGCGCGGCGGCTTTTTCTTCAGGAGAGAAAACGCTTCGTTGCGTCTGCCTAAATTCGCGATGACACTGCTTGCACCACGACCTAAGCGCATTCTCGCCACGGTCCGGTCTACGAGAGAAATCAGACTGTGACTTACTTTTCCGACAGCGCGTGCATGTTTTCATCAGCTGCCATTTTAGCAGCGTTAATTATCTAAAACGATTGCTAAAGCAGCTGCCGCAAACGAGGGCGAAGCATCACCATTGTTTACCCCTTTCGGTACTGTCAGCGGAATGAAATACCGCAGATTTCCGCCATTGGCCGCACTCTGATCGTAGATCACCATCGCACCGATTGCCGCAGGGGCCGTCGCCCACGCTGCGGTCGGAGCCGCGAATGTGATCGTCGCATTGTTGCTCGACTGTAGCGAGCCGGTGCCGCTGTTCGTGCCGGTCGAGGCGGTCGTGCTGCCGGCGCTCTGCGTGCCCGACCACGCGGCGAGTGTGGCAGCGACAGAGACCCGCAGATAACTGCCACCAGTGACTTCGGCCAGACCCGCCGGATAGGAGGCGGCCGCCTGAATGGTCGGCGACAGTTCCGTGAACACCGCCGTGCCATCCGTGATTGCTTCCCCGGCATCGCCCTGATACGTCGGCTGCGATGCCGCGGTCGTGCCCGCAGCCGTGCACTTGTACAGATGCTGATTCGTGTTGCCCGTGGCGCCGCCGCCAGTCGCGGTCAGGCTGATGCAATCCCCGCTGCTGTAGGCGGTCGAGTTCGCGCGCAGGCCCTTGTTGATCGTGAGCAAGCCCACGTACAGATTGATCATCGAAGGCAGGCCGCTGACAGCAGTCCAGACTACGCTGCCCTCGGACAGACCCGAGCCGACGGCGGGAACGGCCAGCGTATTCGTCGATCCGCTGGTGCCCGCGGTCGTGCACTGAAGGAACTTGCCGCCGCCGCCGGTCATGTTCGCATGGGGCACCACGACGTTGCCCAGGCTGTAGGCGGTGCTGGCTGTCCAGACGCCCGTCACTACCGCAGTGCTATTGACGCCGCCACCGGGGGCCAGTGCGCCGCCACGAATCAGCCCGTCGAAAAACGCATTCTGCTGGTAGCTGGAAAGATTCATGCGGGGCGACTCCGGCTTGAGGGTTGGTTGGCGGCCGGGGCCAATCATCGCGCGGCGCAGCGCGTCGGTCAAATTTCGCCTTTACTGCACCGTCGGCGGATCGCCGTTCAGCATCCGGATATGCGCTTCGGTGATCTGATCGGGCGTGAGCTTTTCCGCTTCCACTCGCGCGTCCGTCTTGGGCGCTTCGGGCGGATTCATCGGCTTGCCGTGTTTGTCCAGCTGCTGCTGTTGCACGATCGTGAAATCGCGCCAGCCCATCTGCGAGCGCGCGTACAGGATCAGGGCCTTGAGCGTCTGGCTGTCGACTTCGGTGCGCGTGGCGATGGCGAATATCCGCTTGCCGATCGTGGCGTGCGCCTTGGCCCGTCCTGTGCTGATGTCCTTGCCGTAGATTTTCTCAAGGCGCTTGCGCCCGATGCCGAAGATCAGCGCCATGTCATCCGTATCCACGCCGCAGGCGGCCATCGCCTGGGCTTCGCGATGGGTTTCCTCGGTGACTTCGTGCTTGGCTTTCTTACCGCGTGGCATGCGCCGATGATATCTCAGCGAAGGTTCGGCCGTCGGATTCCAGCGTTGCGGCATGCCCGGTGAATGCCTGCCAGCGCAGAACGGCCACGTCAACGTAGGGCGGATGAATCTCCATCGCGTAGCAGGTGCGCTCGGTCATCTCTGCCGCGATGATTGTCGTGCCCGAACCGCTGAAAGGCTCATAGACCGAATCGCCGTGGACTGAATTGTTTTCTATAGGCCGCTTCATGCACTCGACGGGCTTCTGGGTACTGTGTCCGGTTTCTGACTTCTGCGGCTTATCAATTTCCCATACGGTAGTTTGCTTCCGATCCCCGCTCCAGTGGGCGGTCTTGCCGCGGCGTACCGCGTACCAGCAAGGTTCGTGCATCCAGTGATAATGGCCGCGGCCGATGGCAAATTGCTGCTTGGCCCATATGAGCTGACAGCGGATTTCAAATCCGACAGACTCGAGAGATTCCTGAACGCTGCTGGCATGCCGGCCGGCATGCCACACGTAGGCCACGTCGCCAGGAAATAGCGACCAGGCTTCTCTCCAGTCGCTTCGATCATCGTTGGTCACTTGGCCGATGGCTCGGCCATTGGAGGCCGAGCCATCGGCGCGCAATGCGTGGTTACGCCAGTCCGCATCGTACTCCACGCCGTAAGGGGGGGGGTCCGTCACCATCAGGTGCGGTTCGGCACCGCCAAGCAGCGCTGCCACCTGATCGGCAACTGTTGAACTGCCGCACATCAGGCGATGCTTGCCAAGCAGCCACACATCGCGCTCTCGCGTTATGGGCTCTGCCGGCGCTTCAGGTATTTCGTCCGGGTCGGTTTTACCTTCCGTGTCCGCATTGGCTATGGCCGCCAACACTTCATCGCTAAAGCCCAGCATCGACAGATCAAAGTCCGCCAGCTTCAGCGCTGCGATCTCCTGCGCCAGCAGCTTGTCGTCCCAGTCAGCGTTCAATGCCAGCTGATTGTCGGCGATCACCAGCGCTTGTCTCTGCGTTGGCGATAGGCCCGCCACGGTAATGCAGGGCAGCTCGCGCAGGCCCTCAGCGATCCCTGCAAGCAGCCGACCGTGGCCTGCGATGATGCCGCACTGCTCGTCGATCAGTAGCGGATTGGTGAAGCCGAATTCACTGATCGATCGGCGCAATTGCCTGATCTGTGCCTCGCTGTGCGTTCGCGGGTTGTGCTCGTAGGGCGCCAGCTGGGCGATGGGCACGATGCTGTAGGCGTATAAGGTCATTGCGTTAATCCAACGGCTCTCAGCGCCTCTTCCGGGCTTCTCACGATAGCGTAATGCCCGCGCCACAGACGGCGGAATGTCTTTTGCGAATCGGTGAGTGATCCCATCGGGGTTTTGGTTTCCAGCAGGTAGGTGCGATAGCCAAGACCACAGATCAGATCATACGGCTTGCCGCCGATGATCTCGACATCGCACCCGGCTTTGCGTAGCGCTTTCACGATAGGCGTTTCGTTGCTGTCGCGGCGCCCGTACTTAGGCATCAGGCTTCCCGGCTGCTGCAATCAGGGAAGCCATAGGCGGGAATCTGTCCTGGCTCTGCGGCTCGCACCACTCGGGATTGTTCTGGATTGCCTGCACCATCGCGATCATCGATGCGGCGGTATCGGCCCAGCCGAAGATGCAGCGCTCGCCGGTGGCTACGACTTTGTAGCTGACCACATAGCGCTGCCCGGTGTCCCGAGGATCGCGAATCGCTTTGTCGATCAAACTCATCTGACAGGCTCCATTAGTTTTTTCGAGTGGTGAAGTAAATCCCAAGAATCACGGCCGCCCACAGCGTCACGCCGAAACCGATGCAGAGCCAGCGGACGGTTTTGAGTTTCATCCTTCCTCGCCGAAAGGGGGGGGGGAAGTATTTTCGGTGCGAAAGCCTGCCAGCATGCGTTTGGCGGTGAGCAGCTGGCCTGCCATCTTGTCGTGCTCGCTAGTGACGGCAAGCAACTGCGCACGCGTGTCGCCTAAATTCTGGATGTTCGCCGCAAGCGATGCGCGTGCGCTGTCGCGCTGCTTGGTCAGGTTGCTAATCTGCTCGGCCTGGTTGTTGATCGTTTCGCGCTGAGTAGCGATTACTTTCTGCGCTTCATCGCTGTTTGGATACGGAAATGCATTCGCTATCAACTTCAGCGCATCGATGATCGGGCGCAGCAGCGCAAGGGATTCGGCGCTGTAGTCGCTGAACTGCGCAACAGTCAGCGCAGGCGACCAGGCGGCATCAAGCGGCTTTGAACTGCGAGCCGACTTCAGCAACCGAAGTGCTGTTGCATTTGGCTTCGGCTTAGAGCTCAAGCGTTTGTTGGTCTTCACGTGTCACCTCCACTGAAAATTCTTTGTTGCCAATCACAACGGTCAGCTTTTCGAGTGGCATCCCGTACATGCGCTCGAACAGCTGCGCATAAGTTTCCTGCGTGCCATCGGGGCCGAGGCCCGCCGATTCGTTGGCAGCGTTGCGATCGTGGATCGCTTCACGGATGCGTTCGCGCCGGATCTCGGGCGTCGTATCCCCGTCAGCAACGCCAAGCTTCAGGCGCATCCCGATCCAGCGTTCCAGACCGAACAGCCGCAGCCGATCCAGGCTGCTGCCGATGGGCGGCTTATATCGCGGCTTAGTCATGCGGTTATCTTCCGCAGCTTTTCAAATTCGACCAGTCGAGGCCAGAACATATTCGCGCACAGGCAGGCATCTAAATTCGTTGAGAAACAACCATCTCCATGCTCTGCGCGCAATCGTGTTGCCACCGATTTGGCAAGCGCCATTTTCTCCTCGAACTCCCCGTTAGGCCGGTTTGCATCCACTTCGTAACGGGCGATTAAGGCCCGTAACAGGCGCCATTCCGAGTTATCTGGTTTCTTTTCCAGGGCTTTTTGCCATGTTTCGGTATTGAATTTAACCGCCGCATCGAAGCGTGCACGATCATCGGCGCTGTCCTTGGCGGGCGGTTTATCCTCCCTGGGCCGCAACTCGTAGGGCTTGGGGAAGAACCTGCCATAGCGTTCGTGATGCCTCGCCCGCTCGGAGATTATGGCCAGCGGCAGATTGCTCAGCGCGCGGAAATACACGGCGATCTGCGCATCATCGGGCTTGGGCTTGCTGAACGTTATCGCGAGCCCGTCCAGCAGTTTTCGAAATTCTTCGTGGTCAAGGTTGTGCATAGCGGGGATCCTCTGGTTCGCAGTCTGCTTCGGTGGGTTTCCATGTGCGCACGGGCTCGGCGTGCGAGCCGTTGAGGGGCTTCATAACCGCCCAGGGTTCGAGCCAGGGCTTGTCCTGGTCCGCGAAAAATCCCACCGGGTTCTGCGCTTCGCGCCCGGTAGCCTGGCAGTAGTCCCGGTACCGTTCGACGCCTGCGGTGATCTGCTGCCAGCTCGAGATCCGGTTTTCGACGATCAGGCGGATTTTCTTCTCGGCAGCGATCCAGCCCATTCGGGCCGCCTTCGGGTAGACCGATCGGATCCGGCTCATGTGCCCAAAGATTTCATCCTCACTTGCTACCAAGGTAGCAAGCGGAGCTTGTGTCAAGGATTCAGGATTCAGGATGAGGGATTCAGGATTCAGAGAAGAGGGATTCAGAGAAGAGGGATTCAGAGCGAAGTCGTTTGTACCTTGGTTGTGTCCACTTGCTGCCTTGGTGTAATTGTCTGGCCTCTTTGGAAGGATAGAAGCCACTTCATTCACGTGTGGGCGCTGATGTTTGGCGAAGTTAACCACTTGAATTATTTGTTTATTGTCCACTTCGTACCTTTGGATCAGGTCACTTGCTACCAAGGTAGCAAGCAGTTCGTCCACATCGTAGTTATCTGCCGGAAAAACCTCCATTTTGATGCGTTTGACCCGATCCTCTAGCCGGCCCTCGCGGTCAGCCATTAACCATAATCCAATGAACAGCAGACGAGCTTCTGGGGCAACTTCTGCTAATTGGTCGTTGCGGAAGAACCCTGGTTTGATGTTTCGGGCTCTCATGGACATCCTTTTTGTAGTTCCGCAGTGCGCAAAGCCTGAGCTTGCTGCCAGCGCCTGAGCCTCGCCTGACGCAGCTCGATCGCTTCGGACAGGTCGGTACAGGCCATCACATGCCACCAATAATCAGCCTGCGCGTCGGCGTCGGTGCGCGCTACGGGGCGCAGGGATTGGCGCGGGGCCTCTCGGATCGCGGCGCTGAGAGCGGCTAAAGCGGCCGGCGGGGGCATTTCTTCCATTATGTGCAAAACCTGCAACCGATAGGCGCAGGAACGGCGCAGAAACCTTGACAGCCGCAAATCACTGAATGAGCTCAGCCAGCGATAGTTTTGTGGCGTCGGCCAGATTGGCCAGCTGGCCCGTGCTGGGGCGTGTTTTCCCCTGCCGCCATCGGCTGATCTGGGCCTGGTCTATGCCCCAAAGCTGCCCGATCTGGGCCATTGACAGCCCGGCATCGCTTAGCCGCTGGATTTTGAGTTGCAGGGGGGTCAGGACTTGCGCCTCTGCGGGCGCGGCTGCTTGCTGTGTCATGGGGGCGGAAGATGGCAGATTGTGATCCAGTCAGCAAGCGCGCATTGAGATATCGCTGTGGGCTATTGCAATCGTGCATTGAGGGGAGTAGGGTCAGCACATGCCCGATTTGGGCTAACTGAACAGGACGGACCAAGCCATGACGAACGCAGCTGCCACGACTCACAACCTGATCAACGGCACGTCGACCAAACTTAATTACAAAGACGGCCAGCTTTTCACCACCCTTGAAGATCGCCCGGATGCTGCATTTCAAGCGGATCTGTGGCTCAGCGAAAGCGACGATGCGGAAGCCAAGGCTACGGAAAGCATCGCGGCCGAAATCGTGCGCAAGGTCATTGCGCACGATGCGCTGCTGGCGGCGCTGCGCGACATGGTCTGCCGTGCCAGCCCCGCGCTGGATTTTGCGCTGGCTGACGTACCGGAGGGCGGCTGCGTCCCGTCAGTACTTACCGAACTGGAAAACTCGCTACGGTTCGCACGCGCCGCGCTCGCGAAGGCGGTGCAGTCATGAGTGCCGCGCACACGCCGCTGTACTGGCGAACACGGTACGGGTCGCTTTGCGAGCGGCAGACCGGGCCAGACGCGAAAGGATGGATGACCGTTCGTCGCGTGAGTGATGGCGCTATCCGCGACTGGAACGCGGCCGATATGGTCGCTGTGTCCGATGCTGATGCGTTGGCCGAAGCCCGCGCGGTGCTGGCCTGCCCACACTGCGGCCGTGCGCAGCCCCCAAAATGCGGGTGCGGCGCATGACTCTCGCCGCCGCCCCTTGGGTAATTCCTTCCTCTCCGGGCGCCACGCAGACATCCGTGTGGAGCGCCAACGGCGATCATCTGATCTGCGTCTGCAATAGCAGCAATCTAAGCCTTGAACAGAACCGAGCGCACGCGAAGGCGATCGCGGCGCTGCCGAGAATAGCGACTGCGCTTGTGACGCTCATGGAAATCGCGCGCGGCTTTAAGGCATTCGATCCGGATGGCGATATGTACACCGCGATTGATGCTGCCGAGCAGGCGTTACGCGATGGGGGGCTATGATGACCACCCTCAGAGTCATGACCTGCGTTTCCTGCAACTTCAGCGCGCCGCCGGCGCAGTTCGACTGGTCCGATGCCAGCTACGTCGATAGTGAAGGCAGCGTGCGGCGCGAGCACATTCCGGTTTGCCCCTCATGTCACGGGGTCCACATCAAGACCGCGCTGGCGGATTCGTTGGAAATTACTCAGGAGAAGTTATGAAATTCGAGATCAAAAACCGCTTTACAGGCGCCGTTCTTTTCACTTGTGAGCTTCCACCGGACATCGCCGCGAAGCCTTTAGGCGAGCAGCGCGGATACGCGCTGCGAGCCGCCGTTTCCGCTCGCGCGAACTTGGCTGGCGCGTTAAATGTCCCGGAAACCAACGGGTCCGAGTCCATTCAATCGGCAACCGCGAAGCAGGAGCGTCCGCCCAGAAAGACGGACGCCGAACGGGCTGCTGATTTCAGGGCGCGTAATCCAGATATCCCGGTTATTGAATCGCTGGATGCGAAGATTCTGGCCGCCATCGAGGGCGGCAAAGGAACGCTCGATATGAGCACTTGGCACAAATGCGAGACCACGCATTGTCGCGCCGACTGGGCGATCACATTAGCCGGGAAGGCCGGCGCAGAACTGGAGGAGAAATACGGTCCACACCATGCCGGCAGGCTGCTGTACCGCGCAGCTACCGGGCGCGTGCCGCATTTCTTTGCGAGCAATGAGCGGGCGCTGGAAGATATCCGCGAGCAGGCGGCGAAACAGTCATGAACTGGCTATCGCGCGATGTCAAGGATCTCAAGCCCGACCGACGCTGGCCGCTGTGGCTGGAAATCCTGGCGCTGATTGGATTCGTGGCGCTGGTGCTCGCCTTCAGCGCTCATAACATTCACTCGGTAGGCCCGCAATGAACAAGCCGCAATTGCACGTTGTCCGGGATACGGCGCTGCTGCTGGAAGTCGATCCCGATGTATCTGTCGCCGCGCTCGCGAAGGGACTGGCATCCCAGGGGCTGGCGCTGATTCCTATCAGGCCCGGCGAGCGCTTGCAGATCACGCCGGCGGCGAAAGTTTTCCCTAACCACAAAGCAAAGGACATTTAGCAATGGCTATTAGCAAAGCAAAACCTACACGGCTATATGCCGTGAAGAACATCAACGAGGGGCATCCCCTGGCGCTGATCGAGGCGACGAACGCGGCACAGGCGCGTCACGCTTACAGCCGCAAATCCGTGACCGTGGAATACGCCAGCCAGGCGGACATCATCGCAGCCACCAAGGCCGGCATAGATGCTGAGCAGGCAGTGGAGGCCGACGGCGAATAACAGGGCCGCTTTAACGACGATCCAATTCGAACAGGAGAAATTTAGATGGCACGAGATAACCTAGATAAGAAGCCTACGCCAAGGCCCCCGCCGCCAGCGGCGCAGAATGCTGCCGCAGCAATAGCTCCCGCGCTTCCTCATGAAGTATCGCGCCGGGGAATCAGCGAGGCCGCTTGGCGCACGCTGAAGAACAGCCTTTATCCGGGCGCAGCGAACGATTCAATCTTGATGGTGATCGACTACTGCAAGGCGCGGAAGCTGGATCCCATGAAAAAGCCTTGTCACATCGTCCCCATGAATGTGAAGGATGCCAAAACCGGCGAATACGGCTGGCGCGATGTGGTGATGCCTGGTGTCTACGAATTGCGCACGACGGCGATGCGCACAGGGCTATATCTTGGCCACAGCACGCCGGAATACGGTGTTGAAATCGAATTCAAGGGCTTGAAGGTTCCGGAGTGGTGCCAGCAGACATTCTACCGCTGGCATGCCGAGAGCAAGACGCGCATCGAGTTCACCGTGCGCACGCTGTTCGCCGAATGCTGCGGCCTGACCAATCAGGGTCAGCCGAATAAACGCTGGAACGCTGCGCCGGTGCAGATGATGACCAAGTGTAACGAGGCGGCTGGTTTGCGCGAGGCGTTTCCTGATGAAGTTGGCGGTGAACACGCCGCTGAGGAATCGGACTACAGCCCCGCCATTGAAAGCCCCGCGCAAGGCAAGCCAGAAACCAAAGAGCCGCAGGCCATCGCGCAGGATAAGCCGACCGCTGCCGGATCGGTCGAAGCGCTGGCGCCGACTGTCGGGCAGCTGCGGGCCACGGTACGCGCACGGCTGGATAAGTCGGGCGTGCCAGAAAATCATGCGCTGGCGCACTTCGAGCTCGGATCGATCGATGAAATGGACCTAAAGACGGCCCAGCAGATGATTGATTGGCTCGACGGGGTTTCGCCCTGATGATCGACGGGCTCACATTCGACGCGGCCTCGCATACTTACGCGATGCGGGGCCGCGCCGTGCCTGGGGTCAGTTCGATCCTTGATCCGTTGAATCAGCTGGACGGCATACCGCTGCACTTGCTGCGCGCAGCCGGGCAGTTCGGCAAGCACGTGCATATGGCTTGCGATCTCTGGAACAAGAAACAGCTGGACCTCCCTGCGCTTGATCCCAAGCTGCGCCCTTACCTTGATGGATGGATCAACTTCATTCGCTACACGGGCGCTGTCGTCGAGGAAAGCGAGCGCTTCGTGTTTCATCCGAAGCTGAAGTACGCCGGCACGCTGGATAATATCGTGTCGTGGAATGGCATTAAAAAGCTGGTTGATATCAAAACCAGCCACGCTGTTCCGCGCACGACTCCGCTTCAAACGGCAGCCTATTATTCGGCCTACGTGGCCGAGTGCGGGGCGCAAAGCCTTGGGAAAACGCGCTACTGCGTGCATCTGACTGGCGATGGCAAATTCAAGCTCCATAAATACAGCGACCCGAGCGATTTTCATCTGTTTGTTTCGGCGCTGAACCTCTATCCCTATCTGCAAAAAAGGACACTGCAATGACCGAACAGTTTGATCAGATCCCAACCGTGCGCGAAGCGATGGACGGCGTAAGCGCGCTGGCCACATTCGCCGAGCACTTCAGCGTGACGACCGTGGAAGCCTACGAAGGGGGCGCCGAGGAACTAAAGCGCGTCAAAGCCGCGGCCGCCAGGGTGGAAGCCGAGCGCGTGAAGATCGTCGGGCCGCTCAACGCTTCGCTGAAGGCTGCCAATGATTTCTTTCGCGCGCCGGCCGAACGGCTGAAGCAGATCGAGGGCATCATCAAAGCCCGGCTACTGGACTTCCAGCAGGCTCAGGAGCGCAAGCGCGCCGAGGAACAGCGCCAGCGGGATCTGGAAGCCCAGCGCGAGCGCCAGCGGCTCGAGACTATTGCCCGCGAAGCGCGCGAGAAGGAAGCCGCAGCGCAGCGCCTGCGCGATGAGGAAGCCCGCATTGCCCGTGAAGCGGCCGAGGCCGAGCAGCGCCGCCTGGCTGCCGCCGCTGCCGCTGCCAAGGCCGCAGGGGACGCTGAGGCGCAAACCAAGGCGGAACGGGAAGCCGCCGAGCGGCGGGAAGCGGACGCTGCCGCGCAGCGCCAGCGGGATGCGGATGCGGAAGCCGCGCGGCTGACGGCCGAGGCCAAGGCCGAGAAGTTCGAGGAACGGGCGGCTGCGGTAGTGGCGCCGGTGGCTCAGGCCGAAACGCCGAAGATCAAAGGCATCAGCACACGCAAGGTGTGGCGCTTCGAGATCATTGATCCGCTGGCCATCAATCCCGCATTCATGTTGCCCGATGACAAGAAAATTGGCGCGACCGTCAAGGCGATGGGGAAAGATGCCGGCATGGTCGTGGGCGCAGGCGTTCGGATTTACAGCGAAGAAATCATGGCGAGCGCGCGGGCGTGAAAAGATTCGGCACGGGAATGGATTCTGCTGAGAGCGTGTTGTGCGCTAAAGTTTCATCCGGCATGCCGCGCTATCCCATGCTTTTTCTCGCAATCATTGCCAATTCTGCGCCGGGCCCTAATGGCTGTATTGAATGGCAACGAAAGCGTAACCCGCTCGGCTATGCAACATGGTCAAGGTTTCGGAGAATCGCCGGCAATAGCTATCGGGTCAGCAGGATAATGATTGCATCCATATATGGATCAATCCCAAGGGAACTGTGCGTTCTACACGAATGCGACAATCCGACATGCATAAATCCGGATCATCTTTTTCTGGGTACGCAGAAGCACAATGCGCAAGACCGCGAAGCCAAGGGCCGCTCGCCGGATCGCCGCGGAGAAGGCGGCGGCAGATCGATTCTTAAGACCCACCAAGTAGTTGAAATTAAAAAACTACTTGCCTCGGGACGCCAACAAAAGCAGATAGCGGATCTATTTGGTGTAAGCCCTGGAGCCATTCATTCTATCGCCAGAGGCGTCAATTGGAGTCACGTTAAATGAACGCGCAGTTGTCAATTGATTTCGATAAAGCGACCACTGAACGCGATAAAGGAATAGAGACTTCTAGGGCGCACGCTGATGATCAGATTCCGGAATGGGGAAGTTTAGCGTTAGCAGAGCTACGCCGATGGATTCTGGCGGTCAATGTAGATACGTTTCTCTTAGAAGACTTCCGCCTAGCGGCTGAACGGAACATTCCGATTCCACCCGACAAAAGGGCGTGGGGCCATGTCGTGCTGCGCGCCTACAAAGCTGGATGGATTCGCAAGGCTGGGTTGCGCGTCAAGAAAAGCGCGAATCAGCATTGCTGCTATGGAACGGCTTGGGAAGTGCAAAGGGGGAAGTTGTGAAACTGAACCTCTGCCCTTTAGCATGGCTCGCCAGCAAGCTGACGAAGCGCCGCATGAGCAAGTTGCGCCACTTCAGCCGCGTATCGCATTCGCAGTTTCCAGTTGCGCGCGACGGCGGGATTCGCGATTTCCGCGCGCACAAGGTAAATCAGGCGCGTTACATATGAATGACCGACAACGTCGCAACCTGGCTTTGATCATCGGCGCGATCGGCCTGCTGCTGATTCTGTGCCTTGGCGGCTGCGCTTCCATCCCGCGCGACGTGGCGATCGAGGAAGGCGTGTTTCAGGCCGAGCACCTGGTCGACACGCTTCAGACTGCCGACATACGGCACACCCGATTCAGCGAAGTGCAATGCGATGAATTCATGGGGCACAAGCCATCGAGCGCTAGCGTGTGGACTTACATGAGCGTCGAGGCCCTGGTGCACGCCGGCGTGACGGATATCCTGCTGCCCGCGCATCCCAATGCCGCGCGCGCGTGGGAGTTTTTAAGCATAGGGTTCCAGGGCACCGTTGATATTCACAATGCGCGCCTTGGATTGAGCGTCAAACTTTAAGGCGATGGGGTGGGGAGCGTAATGACACCGCAAGACCTGATTGTGCCAATTTTTGGGAATTATATACTTGACTCCCATAGCGGAATCAGCGGCTTATGAGTAGCCGCGTCATCATCGGAGACTGCCGCGCCGTGCTTCCGACCTTGGAAGCCGGGAGTGTGCAAACGTGCGTCACGTCGCCGCCGTATTGGGGCTTGCGCGACTACGGACACGCCGGGCAGATCGGGCTTGAACCGACGCCAGCCGAGTACGTTGCCGAGATGGTTGCTGTGTTCCGGGAAGTGCGGCGGGTGCTGCGCGACGATGGGACGCTGTGGCTCAATCTTGGCGACAGCTACAACGCGGCAGGCAGGAACGGTCACGGAACGCGGCAGGGCTTCAAGCAAGGCACCAACAGGGCGAGCGCGGCAGGCGCAGACCATACGCGCCCAAGTGACGCCACGCTCAAGCCTAAAGACCTTGTGGGCATTCCGTGGCGGGTTGCGTTCGCGCTCCAGGCCGATGGCTGGTATCTGCGGAGCGAGATCATTTGGCACAAGCTGAACCCAATGCCTGAATCCGTGCGCGATAGACCGACAAAGGCGCATGAGCAAATCTTCCTTTTGTCGAAAAACGAACAGTATTTCTACGATGCTGACGCGATTGCCGAAAAGTCGGCGTATCCGGGCGACAACAGGGCGGCAAGAACCGATACCCGGAAGCAAGTTGACCCGATGTGCATGGACAACGGAAGCCGTGCCAGAACGGGAAACCCGACAGGCGACACGCGCAACAAACGGAGCGTCTGGACAGTCGCAACGCAGCCATTCAAGGAAGCCCACTTTGCCACCTTCCCGCCTGCGTTGATCGAACCCTGCATCTTGGCAGGCAGTAAGCCCGGAGACGCCGTGCTAGACCCGTTTGGGGGCAGCGGCACTACCGGGCAGGTAGCCGAGGCGCTAGGGCGCAAGTGGACGCTGATTGAGTTGAACCCGGAATACGAAAAGCTAGGCGTAGATCGAACCCGGCAGACCGGCATGGAGTTGGTCTGTGGGAGTTAAGTATATAAGTCCCCAATTTTTATTATCGCGCTGGGGGTCGCAGCGATTGCCATAGACCCGGATGAGCGCCGCACCACGCTCAGGCAGCTCAAGGCCGTGCTGGCCGCGTTCGCGGGTCTTGCGGTGATCTGCGTGATCGTGCTGCTGACGCCGTTTGTTTTGATTGCATCGTTGTTCGTGCGGCAGCGCTGAGGAAAAGGATTCCATATATGAAACTGCATGTGGTGATAGATATCGCTACCGGCCGCCATTCTGGAGCGGTAGTGCTCACTATGAAGTGTGTGACTATTCGCCTGCCAAACTGGTTCGTGCGCCGTTGGTTGCCTAAGTACTACCACTGGCTGCCGAGGCCCACGGGAGAACCATGAAAATTACGCAAATAGACAAGGCGGAGCTTGAGAAAGTAGCCATCGTCGGCGATTGCAGGACGGCTGATTTCGATTTCGGGCGAAGGGTGTGGCTATTAAGCAAGTACGCCGCGGAGACTGGGATTTTATACGAGTGGGATTCGTCCGAGGCCGAACCGATTTGTGATCATCAAACAGGAGAATGACATGAGCACTTTACTGGCCTACCACGGTGACGCTGCCGTTAAGCGCACCTTCCTGCGCCGCGTGCGAGCGCACCAGAAGCACGATGAGATTCTGCAATCCTACGGCTACTGGAAAGACGGCAAGGGCTGCGCAGTCGGTTGCACGCTGCACAGTGGCGAGCACAGCCAGTACCCGGTTGAGCTGGGCATCCCCGAAGAACTAGCCTACCTCGAAGATCATTTTTTCGAGCGACTGCCGGTGAAAGAGGCCAAGCAGTGGCCCGCTCGCTTTCTCTCTGCGATCCGTGTTGGTGCTGACCTGACCAGCATCTACGATCAGTGGTCGGCGTGGAACCTGATCGACCCGGAACGTGGCGTGCTGCGACTGGTCAGCGATGAGTTTCCTGACGTTCAAAAAGTGGTCCGCGAAACTGGCGAAGACTGTTTGAGCGGACACCGGATTAATGCGGCTGGGGCGGCTGGGTCGGCTCGGGCGGCTGAGGCGGCTTGGGCGGCTGGGGCGGCTGGGTCGGCTGGGTCGGCTGGGTCGGCTGGGGCGGCTGGGGCGGCTCGGGCGGCTGGGGCGGCTGGGTCGGCTGGGTCGGCTGGGGCGGCTGAGGCGGCTGAGGCGGCTTGGTCGGCTGGGGCGGCTTGGTCGGCTGGGGCGGCTGGGGCGGCTGGGTCGGCTGGGTCGGCTCGGGCGGCTGAGGCGGCTTGGGCGGCTTATTGCAAAGACGCTTCGGACAAGCTCATCGAACTGCTGAAGGCCGCGTAGCTTCTCGGCGGTAAAGGAGGTGAAGTCATGAGCAACCTATTAGGTGAGGTCAGCGCACCGACTCCGCTTGAGATTGATGAGCGCAGAGCTATCAAGGCAGACAAGGCCCGCATCGAAGCGCTTGAGCGGGAGATGAAAGAACTTCGATCCAATTGGGAACTTGCCAAGCCGCAGCTAGACCGTCTTGCAGACGTTGAGCGGGAGCTGGCTGAGGCGCGGACTGAGTGCCAAAGCCTTCAACGGAATTATGGTAAGGCTTGTGACGTCCTCAGCGATCAACGCGACGCCCTCAAGGCGCGGGTGGCGGAGTTGGAGCAATTCATCACCCACTGGCGTTATGACGGCTCACTACAGACTTTTAATGATCGAGAAAAGTTCAGGGCGTCGGCATACTCGATCCTTGTGCGAAGCACTGCGGAAACGACAGGAAAGCCGGAGTGAAACGCCGTACTCAAGAGCTTCTGTTCCGCCTTTGGCTGTCCCGGCAGCCGATCAATGCGGGAAACCTTAATTATGCGCTGAAGAACCCTGAAAGCACCGCAGCCTTGATGTTTGCGGCATTCAAAGCGGGCCGCCGCTCAACTATGAACCGGGGAGGAAAGTAAATGGGCGACAAGACACGCGGACTATACAGGAAGTTTAAGGTCGAGCGCACCGACGGCGAGAGCGCGCTCGGTGGAAAGCACCATGGCTGCGATTGCTTCGTGCTGGACGTAAGCTGTGACCCACACGCAATTCCGGCGCTGCTGGCTTATGCCGAGTCATGTAAGCGCGAATACCCGCTACTAGCTATTGATGTTCGCACAAAAGCGGTTATGCACTGCGAACATGAATGGGCCGAAACGCTTCACGGGCCTGACATCGTCGGCGAGCATTGCCTGATCTGCGACGTGGACCGCGACTACTCCGATGAATCCACCGAGTGACAACTTGAACCGGGGGAGAGAAGCCATGACCGAGAAACCTAAAAAACGCCTGTGGTTAGAGGAATACAAGACCTGCTCTTGCTCGTTTCTCGCTGTCAGCCGCGCCGATCTGCCGGGCTATTGCCAGAAGCACGGAACCGAAAAGCGGCACCGAATTAAAATCTCGAAAGCCGCGCACGAAAATATAGAGCTAGGCTATGCCGGTCAGTAGCTCCACTCCCGCATCCGAGGTGAAGTCGTGAGTCTTGAAGCATGTGGCGACGTGGTGTTTATCTACGTCAACGCGTTTGTCTACATCCACGAGAGCGGCCTAGAGGAAGTCCCGGCCGAAGCGCCACCTACCAATGCCGGAGGAAAGCAGCCATGAAATTATTCAAGCCAAGGCGCGTCACATGCACGATGACCAGCACTAATCCAGCGAGCCTGAAAGGCCGTCTAATAATCCTATCGAACGGAACCGAAATGCGCATCACAAAACAAGTCGGCGTTACACTAACGCTTAAGCCCGTGCGCTGGTATCACCGCCTGGCAAGTTTCCTAAAGCGGATGCTGAGGCAATGCTGGGCCTCAGTGTGCAAGCCAGAGACAGAGGAAGAATGGTGGGATCGGCAGTGGTGAAATAAAAAGCCGGCTTCGTCTGCCGGCTGAATGTCCGCCTAGCGCTCTGGGGGTCTCGGCTAGGCAGATTCCGAGTTCGGGCCCAAGATGCAGCCCGTCAACGAAGCATCACGATCGCCGAATTTATGCCAGTCGGCCAGCGCGTAATCCAGGCGCGCAGCGTAGCAGATCACGTGATGGAAACAGGTTAGGTAATCCCGAACTATGGCCTGCGATGCCTGATCGCTGATCACTGATACTTTAGGCAGCGTGCTGTAGTCCGGCCCGTAGGGCAGCTGCGGGACCACGTCCCGAGCGTAGTTGAATACCTGGTAGTCAGCGACCAACGTATCGAAAGCCTTCCCGAGCGCTGCATTGCCTGGCCGGGGACTGGCGAAGAATCGGCCGGCGGCGCGCCCTGGAATCTGCTCAGCCACATCGTAAGTCAGATATGTGGCCAAGGCGGCGCCCAGGCTGTGCCCTACCACGGTAAGGCGCCCGTCCGGCCCTATGGCGCGGGATAGCCCCAGATAGGCTGGGAGTGGCCCAGGCTGCGCCAGGGGCGCATATACAAGGCTCGAGTAAACGCCCCAGAATCCCTGTTCCACTGTGCCGCCAGACTTGTGGGCCAGCGCCAGGAATTCGGCATCTTCAGCCCATTCGACCAGGCCGTCCGTGCCGCGGATCACGGCAACGTATTGGCCGGGATCGGCCGCGCTTTGGGCCAGGAAGCCATAGTGCACGACTTCGCCCAAGGCCGCGGGGCCGATGCGGAAAAAGCAATCTTTGGCTGTCAGATGCCCGACTAGGATCCAATCGGGACTTAGGCGCGGATCGGGCGGCGGGGCAAGACTGCCCCGCTGTCCGTCGTGCATGTCCATCGCGTATTGGACAAGCACTGCCAGCTGCGCTGGCGCGAGCATTGGATCAGGAGGCGACGATCGTGGCCGTCAGCGTGCCAGCGCTGGGGGCGGCCAAGGCCGGGGGCGGCTGCGTGATCGACAGCGCCACGGAATTGCTGGGAGCACTCGAAACAGGCGGCGTCTGCGTATCCGTGGTGCTGAACGTGTACGTATCCGTTCCGCTGACCGGCGCGCTGTCCGTGAAATTGACGGTCGCCGAAGCGAAGGGCCCAGCAACGGTTCCGCCCGCCAAGGCGACGGGGCCATTGCCATCGCCAATGTCACGAAGGAAGCTGACCGAAGCGATGGCGGCTAAGGCGAGCGCGGAGCCATCGACTCGCGTGTCCGGGAGCGTGGCGAGTAATGCAACTGTTTCCATAACGTTACCTTTGAATGTGGCGATGATGTCGATAATAAAGCCGGCAGACGGCGCTTTGTGCCGATGATGCCGGCGACGGAACCAATCCTGCTCCACGTGGATCAGGAAGTCGGCGCTTTGTAGCCCGCTGTGACGGCGGTAATCCAGCCACCGACTGTCGTGATCGTGGCCTGCTGCAACTGCCCTAGCACGCCGGTCCCGCTGTTAGGTCCAACGGATGCGTTCAGTGCGATCACCAGCTGATTCAGCAGCAGATTGAGGGCTGCCTGATCCTGCACTGGCGCTGTCGCTACGGCCTGCGCGATCGATGCCTGCAAACTTGATAGCGTCGCTGTCGGGCTGGTCGCCGCCGCCTCGACCGTCGTGATGATGTTCTGAATCACCTGCGCGCGCGCGTAGTAGCAAGCCGGCAAGCTCGGATAAGTCGAGGTCGGACAGTTCGACTGCACGGCCTGGATAGTCAGCAGTGAGATGCCAACGTCGGTGACCTGCGTGACGGCCTGATTGGCGCCATTCAGAGCCGAACAGGCGCAGAGCGTCGCGAGGAAGGCGGCGGACAAGACGGCTGTGATCTTTCGATGTAAGCCGGTGATCGAAGGGAATTTCATGGTTTAGGCTCCTGCTGTGGTTGAGCGGCTGGAGGCGGTAGAATAGGCGCGCTACCTTTGTCGGTCAAACTCTGCGTAGTCAACATCCGGCAGATGAGCATGATGCCCCCGGCGATGTTGAGCACTTTTTGGGTTGTGGGGCCGTCAATTCCGAAGTCGGTCATCACTGCGGGCAGCTGAGGCAGGATGTTGCCCAGCAAGAGCAGCGCCGTCGCGGCCCACATCGTAATGCTCTTGAGCGCCCCATGAATCGCCGGGTGCACGTTCATTTTTGCGTACCCCTGATCAATCCAGCCACCAGGTTAAACTTATCACTGATATCCGTGCGTAAGGTCGCGATGTCGTTGCGCAAATGATCGTAGGAGCGACTGGCATCGTCTTTGGTTTCGTAGAGGGTATTTTTGCTCTCCAGTGCTTCAATACGTGTGGCAAGGGCGGGCACCAGCTCGGCGCGCTTCGCCACGGTGCCGACCGTTTTAGCCGCGCGCCCCGTGAGCCACGTTGCGAGTGTAGTTACCACAGTGCCGATCCCAATCCATATTTCGTGCCATGACCACGGCAACGATGCGGCGCCCTCAACGGCGGCTTTTGCGGTCTCTGGATCGCCCATCTATCTTCCTCACGCCGGTACATATGTCCAATTCACTGGGCCGCCCGTCGCCGCAAGACACTCTCTCCGCGGGAGAGTG